ACCAGTTGGAAAGGACCACCATTGTAAAGCCATTCATCCAAAGATGCTGCTTCCCAGATGGGGTAGAAGTGTAGACCGATTGCGTTTGAACTAGGAACAACTGCACCAGAGATGATGTTGTTACCATACATGAGTGAACCAGCTACGGGTTCACGGATACCATCGATGTCAACTGGTGGTGCTGCAATGAATGCGATGATGAAACAGATAGTTGCTGCAAGCAACGTAGGAATCATCAGAGTACCGAACCAACCGACATAGAGACGGTTTTGTGTAGACGTTACCCATTCACAGAAGTTCTGCCATGGGGATGTAATAGAGCGTGTGAGTGTTGTCATTTGAAAAAGGGTTATGTATTAGTGCAGGGAACACTAGGTAGTAGTATCTCCACTCTACCCTTGCGAGTGGATATGAAAGACTGTTGTTTATACACGCTGTTTAGTCTTGGTAAGGCGTGTTACGTTTCCGTTACAATATTTAGTATAACATACTACACCTCATATGTTAAGTACTTGCATTAAAAAACCCATACTTAACAACTTGTGTTCATATGGGTAGAATAGGTTTGTGACCTTTGAAGGGATTGGCTTAGCTTAGTATCTAAACTCTTGAAGCTTATCTAATACCTTATTGAGATATTCATCAGCAAGAGATCTTACCTCACCAATATCACTTCTTTGTTTGAGTTCATTCTTTAATTCATACATGTGAGCCTCAAGCTCATACTTTGTTACTGGTCCTCTAGGCATATCATTGCTCCTTCATAATTTTATCAATAAAAGCTGCTCTCTTGGCCCAAGTGTCCTTATCGCCATAGATGTGTCCCTTTTTATGTTTCGAGTTGATACATTGGGGACTCTCTTTAATACCACACACCAAGTTACTTAGTGTTTCTTCGTCACCTTTCTGACCTGTACTCCAGATATGTTGACCGTTTAACCATACTGCCCCACAGACAGTACACTCTTTACGCTCTAGTGAAAAGTCAGATACTTCTTTATCAGACATTAGAATGGAATAGATGGAATAGACGTACCACCTGATTCTACACCAGGAATTTCAGGTACACCACTATTTAACCCATTTACTAAAGATTCTGAAACCATTCCTTGAATTTCCTTAGTAATGTTTTCTTTTACTGACTCAGTAATACTATCTTTCTCAAGATAAACATATGTTCCACCAGCTACAATAGATGCACTTACCAGAAAAGAACTGAAAGCCATAAGATTGATAAGTTTTTGCATCGGTTTCAAGTGACTACAATATATATCTTCACTAGAATTCATAATTTACTAAATAAATTGAAACAACGATAAGGTAAAGAAAAAGATGAAGAAATTTCTTCTTTTGGTTTCTGCTTTATTAATCACAACACCATTGTCCGCTAGGGAAATTAATTCTAGAATTACAGATTCAGTACAACTCACAGTTGATGGGGCAGCAGTCCAAACCCAAAGACTAGGGTCAACTTATTCTGTTTCTGGTTCAAACATAGCTGTAGATACGATGGGTGGATTGACTGGTGGCTCTGCCACAGCCCCAGCTACAATTAGTGCAGGTTCTTATGATATCAAAACTGATGGTTCTGCATTCAATTTATCAGAATCAGCATTCATAGGAGATACTGTAGCTACAACACAATCTATTGGAAATAACGGTAGATTTGCTTCACCAACAATATATGGTAACAGTACCACAAGTGCAGGGGGAACAGCTGGAACCCTAGCCGGTACTTTATCAGGCACATCTATTCCAACCGTCACTGCTGGTGGACCTGGAACTACTGCTGTTGGACAACGTACAATAGAACTAACTGTATTCAACTAATGAAAGATCTCCCATTAGCCATCATTTTAGGTGGACTTTTGGGAGTCCTTCATGGATTCTCACAACCAGTTCACTCAGCATCAGTTGTTCCTAACTTCACCAGAGGAACTGTTAACTCAGAAACAACATCTTCAACCACTGTTGTAGAGACGATAAGACAAATTGAATACACCACAGGTGAATCTTATACTGTCACAGGCACAAATATTATTATTCCTGAAAATCCTGGACGTGGATCTAGTTATAGAATAAGGGAACAAGGTGCCCCATTCCAATTTAGTGAGACGTATCTTGGTCCCGGCATAGCCACGGAGACCCAAATTGACCGCACAACAACTACTGAAAGCTTTACTACTAGCCTCAGTGTGTTTACCCAGTAACGCACTGGCCCAAGGTGCTCCACAAAATACAAATATAGCTGGTCCTTCAGCATCAGCTACAGGTAACGTAACCAATCAAGCAGTTCAAGTACTACAAGGCCCCTTTGCCATTAATTCATATGGTTCGGGGGTCACATGTCAAGGCCCAACAGTTTCTATAGCACCTTTTGTTACAGCTAATAGAAACTACAATCTAGATCCATCAACATTTCCAGCAGGTTCTGGTAATACTGGCTTAACTTTAGGGTTCAACATTCCCCTCGATGGTGGTCTTATTGAACTCTGTAAAGAAAGAGCTAGAGTTGAAACAGCAAGACAACAAGCAGAAGCAGACAAAGCAAGACTAGATTTTGAGTTAGTTCGTCTCCTCAAATGTGGTGAAGCTATGAAGACAGGTGTAAGATTTCACCCAAAATCTCCTTATGCTAGTATCTGTGCAGACATCATTGTAATCCAACCGCCACCACCTCCAGCCCCAGAACCTAAACCTGTATTGGTACCCTAACAAATAGTTGACCTTGAAAAACTTTATGTCTAATATAGATATAGAGTTTTCGAAAAACTATGATCGGTACACTTATGCACAATGACCTCTTTTTAGGAGGTCTTTGTTATGCCTTGATAGTAGTTCCAATCCTTGGATTGCAGGTTGTTCATAAAGGTGAGAAGTAATGGAAGAGTTTCCTTGGGGCGTGTTTTATATTTTATCATCAGGATTAGTTTTCACTGGATATATTGTTCTGTACATATTGCATATGGCTTATAAAGAAATGGAGGAGAAAAACTAAATAACTGAGAGTTTCCTGAGAGATCAAATGGGTGCAATGGTTCCGCCTAGCCGCAAGAGTTGTTACAACTTTAGAGTTGTTGAGATCAATAGAGTGTTGGATGGAGACACAATTGATGTCACCATCGACCTTGGATTTGATCTTTTCAAGAAAGAAAGAGTTAGAGTCGCAGGAGTTGATACTCCTGAGAAAAGAACTAAAAACTTAGAGGAGAAAGCACTTGGAATCGACGCAACCAACTGGCTCAAAGAAAAGCTTGAAGGTGCTCTGGCTGGTGATGATGAGTTGTCTGTTAGGACTGAACTTGTTGGTGGCGTCGGCAAATATGGGCGTCTTCTTGGTTGGTTATACCTTGGGGATGCGGAATTGTCCCTCAATGAGCAAATGATCACTGAGGGATATGCCCATGAGTATGATGGGGGAACAAAGAACATGGACCTTGAAGCCTTACGAGAAATCCGTAGAGCACATGGCACATTGGTAGAATAGTTAGATAGAGAATTTAGCTCCCAACTTCTTGATTATTGATTTGGGGGTTGCAAAATGCCTTGAAAATCTTTTTGTGCCCTCTTTTGAAAAATCTTTCTTAATCACATCATCGATGATGATTTTGTTATCATATTCATAGAAAGAATTAAGCTCTACTTGATCTCTTAGATACTGCTCTAAGTTATCAATTTTATTGCCAATCACTTTTACACCATCACCATCATACTGAAGTATCTGTACGGTTTTATCAACTTCTGGTATGAAGTGTAGAACTGGTTTCACCTGTTTAATTTTTATCTTTTTACTTTTAGCAGCTGCAATATTCTTCAATATTGGATCCATTCCAGATTTTAACTGAGTAAACAGAACTGTGGTTCCTAAAGCTGCAATAGTAGTAGCAACAGCCATTGCACCTGCAGCTGCAATAGGTGCAGGATCAGGAACAGGTATATCAAGACCACCAATCTCTATGCTTGGTACTGTTACTTCTGGTTCTGGTGGTAAAGGAACAGATGAATTCCTTGTCTCCATTGGAGGATCTGGTTGCCTCTGTTGAGACGGATTCATCTGCCCTCTAAATTCCTGTTCCGTTTGTAAATCAATTGTAGGATACTCTATAGCTGTATCTGGAACATCCACCACAGGGGCTGTAAGACCCCTTACAACTGGTGGAGGTGGATTTACAGGTTCAGGTACATTTACAGATGATACAACGGGTGATGGGAGTTCCTGAATAACATTACGGGCAATAATACTATTACTAGGAACTCTTATAGATTTTATTTCCATATAGTTCTACATTGTTTTGGTTTCATCTTTCTTTGCTTCTTTCTCCTCCTTCTTCTTAGCAGGAACAACTCCAAAAGTTGCGAGGGTTCCAGTGAACACTGATGCAATAAACGTTGGATCGATATTCTTTTGTGGGATGCCGGGAACAGTTACATAATTAAGGGTCAGAATAGCTGCTGACCAACCCAATATAATAACTCTCACTAGGGTAGAAACACCCTCATCAGCCCATTCAAACTTGTTTTCCTTTTTCTTTTTTAGTGGATCCTCGGGTTTCTTTTCCATGGTGCAGTGGTGTGGTATGAATATTTAGTTTTTAAAAATCCAAAGGGGTCTAAAAAATACCAGGAAATTTTTTCCAACCTTTTTTCAAATAAAAAGTCAATTTTGTTTTGAGCATAAAAAAGAGGCCCTACTCGGACCTCTGATAAACAGGAGTCATCATACCCCCGTCCATGTCATCATCGTCATCGATGATGTTCAAAAATATGTAAGCAATCACAAACCCCAATGATAAACCGAGGTAAGCGCTTACCATAGACCAGGAATCACCTGACCTGTGACAGCATATGCTCCAATAGCTGCAATGATGCCAAGCATTGCCAGGCGTCCGTTAAGTTGTTCTGCGTTGTTGTTCATGATTCATCTCCTTTTTGTGTGAATAGGGCTGCACCTGCGAAGGTGGCCAATAGTATTCCAGATAATGCCAGTAGTTCCATTAGATAAGTCCGAAGAAAAGATTTCCTGTAATAGAATAAGAAAGAATAGCGAAGATAAAACCAATCATTGCCGCACGTCCATTCGCTCTTTCTGCACGTTCCGCGTAAGACTCATAACCATACTTTTCTGCATCAGTCTTAGAAACATACATTGTAGGCTCTTTTGCCCACATGTTTTGTTGGCCACGATCATTAGTTGTTACGGTCATGAGTCTCCTTATGTAAAGTTATGTGTATATTATATATACTTTCTTTACATTTGTTAACTAGGAGTTGTTAGGGTTTCTACAACTTCAAGTGATTGTTGTCTGATTGACTCAGGAAGTGGGACATAACCAAGTGAATCAGAAGTTGATTGTGCCTCTTCACTCAACATGAATCTGAATACTTCCTTCATAGTATCATTCTTCTCATGTTCTGGATTTGCTAACACCCATGTCAATGAGACAATAGGATACGAATTGGCACCACTAGGGTTAGGGTCACTACCACGGAGCTTATCGTCCAAGACGATTCTTGATAGACCCTCTGCAGATGTTTCAGCGTTTGCTTGAACATAGTTTCCATCCCTATTTTGGATCGATGCTTGTTGGAGTGTATCAGAGTTAACAACAAATCCATAGTTCAGATAACCAATAGAACCTTGTACTTGATTGATCTGAGCAGCAACACCAGAGTTACCCTTGGCCCCAATACCTGTGGGCCAATTAACTGCCTTACCACTACCAACTTCCTCAGACCATTGAGGAGAGAATGCAGATAGGGATGCAGTCCAACCAGCAGTTGTACCACTACCATCAGAACGATAAACAACAGTGATAGTACCACCATCACAACCAACTTCTTCCCATGTATTGATATTACCGAGGTAGATATCTGATAGTTGAGTTTGTGTGAGTTTCAGATCACAACCAGGATTATTATAGGCAGGAACAATAGCTCCACCTGTCATAGGAATCTGAACAATGGGTACTTCATTACCATCCTTTACGGCTTTATCTGAAGCACCAAAGTCCGTTGTTCCTGCATTAAATTGTCTTACACCTGCACCACTACCAACTGCTTGATAGTTTACTAGTGGTCCACCAGATTGTGCGAGTGTCGCAAACCATGATTGATATAGAGGTGCTGGGAATGTTGCACCAGCAGCACTAATTCTTGTAGTCGAAGAAGATGAACACGCAGCCAATAAACCGACTGCTAAAACTGAACCAATTGCTTTTTTCATTATCCTCTGTTTGTTGTGTGCAATAAAAAAGGGGAGCCTAAACTCCCCTATATTATACCATAGATCCTAAGATCAGAAGCTGTAGGTCAGACCAACTTTGGTGCCATAACCGTTGTCATCTTCGTCAGTGATGAAGCCAACTTCACCATAAACGTTAACGTTATCGGTCACATCAACACCAACGCCAACCTTACCGGAGATCTCAGTCTCAAGATCTTCGCCATCAGCAGCAACGAAAGCAGGACCAGCTTGAATGTACCAAGCAGCAGAATCACCAAGACTCGACTCATAACCAGCGTGAGTTTCGGTCACGGTACCATCATAATCGGAACCAGTGAAACCGGTGTTGTTCTCGATGTTCACATAAGGACCAGCAAGAGCGGCACTAGCGGAAAGAGAAAGGGCAGCGGTTGCTGCGAATACAGATTTAAACATTTAAATTACCTTTTTAATTTTACTTGTGGAGTGATTACCCACAGATGAAAAGAGACTCGACTTGTCTCTGTCTTATCATATAAAACCTAATTCAAGTTTGCGGAAGTTGGTTTTATTGCTCAGTGTAAATACTTAGTCATTTACACAGATGTATTTAGTATATTATATTATTCTTTATCTGTTGAATTTGTTTGTGAGGGTTCGGATATCCTGCCAAGGTATGGATCATAATTCATCAACTCTTCTACCGGCATCTGTGCCCCTCTCTGAGACCAGAATGCCCACTGAGCATCATAGTTACCCTTATGGAAGGCATCAACGTGTTCAGGGTGAATACTACTACCTAAGGGGATGTGATACAACAGGAGTGGTAAGGCATAAGTGTTACCTGAGTTGTATAGAAGATCATCTGCAACTGGTCTAGGTCTTACACCATTGTCCAGTTTATACTTATCCTTTCTTGTATGAAGATCGATCATCTTCTTTGCATGATGACGAGTGATCAAATAACAAGCAGTAGAGAATTCATTGACAAATCTCTTATGAATCTTTATCTGAATGTCTCCAGTACAAATGATTGCAATCTGACATACATCCCAGTCATAAGGAATACGACAGAAGAAATCCTTCCAAGTAAAGTTCCAGAACTTAACCAACTCTAAACTACAATCATCTTCCATCATGATTGCATAAGGATCACCACTCTCATAGAATTGTTTGATGGCTTTGAGGTGAGAGGTCACACAACCAATCTCACCACTACTTACCATGTCAGGGTATCTACCCTTCAGAATACCTCCTAGATCGTCATCACGACCATCATAGGCAGATACTCTTGTGTAGTTAGTGACACCCCAGTATTCAAACTGATCCTCCATATATTCACGTCTCTCTGGCTGACCATCCAGATTGATGTAGTAGATATGAGGAATTCCTTCTAGCTTATACTTTGACTTGTTCTTATCTCTGGTCATAAATCCAATCCATCACATCAATTTCGGGTTTCCATCCAATGACTTCACCAATCCTATCTATATTTGCAAGAGTGGTTGAGGCTTCACCAGGACGTTCAGGTAAGTATACCTGATTATCAGAGATAGCATTAGCAATCTCTTGAATAGAATAGTTCTTACCACTACCTACATTGTATACATGGCCCAACATATGGTAGATAGGTGATATGGCCGCAAGATAGTTTGCTCTTGCTACATCTTGAACATGAACAAAGTCACGTCTCTGTGAACCATCACCAATAATAGTAAGTGCGTCCCCACACTTTGCTTGTCTCTGAAAGATACCAATCACTGGTGCATATTGACCAACAGTAGGAGACCTATCACCAAACACATTGAAGTATCTAAGTGATACTGTCTCTAAACCATAGAGATCTGTATACATCTTACAAAGTTTCTCACCTGTAATCTTGGATACAGAGTAAGGGTTCAGACAATCATCAGGTTGTGTCTCTACATTAGGCCAAGGATTTCCACCATAACCAGATGATGTAGAGGAATATACAACCCTCTTCACACCAGCCTCTCTTGCACATTGTAGGACTACAGTAGTTCCAACACAGTTCATCTTGACTGCATGAATAGGATTCTCAATGGCAGGTTGTAGACGACTCTCTGCTGCAAGGTGAAACACATAATCCACACCATCAAACAGAGGTCTCATCTGTTTATACTTTGTGATGTCTGCCTTTGCATTCTGTGTCTTCTTATTCCAGTGAAACTTATTATTGTTTGCACTTTCATTATCAACACAAATGACTTCGTATTTCTTATGAAGAAGGTAATCTACTAGGTTTGAACCGATGAAACCTGCAGCTCCTGTAACTAATGCTTTAACCATGGATAGATTGATAGATAAGATTTTTTAATCGTGTAGTAGAATACACATGTTCACTTCTGGGAATCCATACGATAGGAATACCCACCCCAACACCACTATAACTACCATCCGCATAGTCATCACCAAGAAACCTTAGATGGTATTCACCAGATTCAAGAAAGTTTAGAAACTCACTCTCAACATCATAAGTAACTACTTCATCAACATTCTTCAGTGACAATAGGATTTCTTTCCTGTCCTCTACTGATTGGACTGGTGCCAGCTTCCAACTCCTCTCGGAGTTAGGGTTGGTATGAAGGGCAACTGTTAGATGATTACAATGTTGTTTGGCAAAGGAAAACATCCTAGTGTAACCAGGATGAATAATATCAAAGGCACCAGCAACAATACCTTTCTTCTGTGGTTGTGTTTTCTTCCACTCCTCTACATTGATACCTTTGTCATCAATAAAGATATCAGCGTTTGGTTTGAGAAACATGGGCTCCAGTTGATGATACTTTACACCCCACTTTTTCAACTGTTCCTTTGTGAGATCTGACCAATCAATACCAGATGCCTTACCCCTTGCAGTAAAAATTGTGATGTGGTTACCCTCATCATATAATCTATTGACAGTCTCAACCATAAAGGGAAATGGTGTGGCCTCTAAGTAACCTGGCTTGTTATCATCAGGTCTCATTGGAGTGTGACAAATAGTCCCATCCAAGTCAAAACAATATCTCATACCACTCCATGTAAGAATATCTGATGAACACACTCTACCACACCATAGGACTCTGAGTCAACATGGTAATCAAACTTTGAGAAGTTTGCAAAGTTTGCATTTCTCCTCATAGTGTTGTGTGGACTGAACCCAGTTAGAATACCATGATCAATTCCATTGTAATTACAATGTTTCTGACAGTTGATCATATTCAGTGACTCTCCACTAGAACTAATCAGAACTACCAGAGTATCTTCTTCTACATGGTACTTCAGGAACTCAACATAAGCATTCTCATAACCATAATCATTTGTCAACATAGTCAACATAGAAGGATCAGACAATACATTCACCTTCTTCTGATGAAACTTCATATAATCTTGTGAGATATGAGATGCAACAGAGTTACTACCTCCATTCCCAAGAATGATAATACGATTATGTCTATCGAACTGATCTTGATACCTCTCAAACTCATCTTCGGCATGAGCGTGTTCCAATGCTTCGACATAGGATTTAAAAGGATTCACCTTTAACTCCATCAGATACCACCTTTATTTTAACATTTTCATATGGAATATTCAATGTGTTTGTTTCAGAAAATACAAGAAAGAAACCACCATTACCTGCTCCACACAGTTTGTGAGCCACCACACTATCATTATTAGATAGAACCTTATCCATATCTTGGATGTGTTCGTTCTCTGCAATAGAAGAACTTGTTTTCTTCTTCTGTTCCCATGACTTATTCAGTTCCTTAAGGATATGTTTGTAGTCCTTCTTCTTGAAGAACTCATATGCATGATCAACAATCTTCAGGAGGGGTTTGATTTTGTCGAGGTTTCCTGTGACACTCTTGAGTATCTTTTTAGAGTTCCTTGTAACACCAGTAAAGACAAGATGAGTATCATAGTGATCAAATAGATCAGTAGGTAGATACTCATACTTGATAGTGTTGATATCATAAAACTCAATTCTTTTAAACCCTCCCACACCGCAACCATAGGGGTCTTGATAGCCACAATAAGGGTTGAACTTAAGTTCGAGAACATAGGCTAGAGAACAGATTTCCGTATCGGTTTTCTCAATACCTTGAAACAAACAACAAGCTTTGATAAGGCTAATGAGATATGAAGATGAAGATGCCAACCCACTTCCTTGTGAGTATGCATCACTAGTTAGGGTGACTTGAACAGGAGGCATATCAAAATACTCCAGAACAGTCCTTACAACTTCATTCTGGATATCATCAATACAATATACCTCTTCCCTCTTTGAGTAGTTGATAATGTATTTGTGTTGATCCTTATTGAAACCAAACCTATCCTGACTGATAGTCACATAGGTCTTCAGGTCACATGCAAAACTAATTACAGATCCATAACCATACTTATCAACAAAGAATGGGTTGTCAGTAGAACCACCGAAGAGTGAGATCCTCAATGGACAAGATGTGATGATCATCAATCTCCTTTCATAATACGAATACTATCACTATCAAAGTGTGTTGTCGAGAACTCAAACAATTCTGTGTCTTTAAGTGCATACATTTGATGTCTCATACCCTTAGGCACATGAAACTTATCTCCCTCAACAAGGAGAATCTTATCTGCATTCTCTATCCTATCTTGATAAGAGTATACAACTTCAACAGCACCTCTTTGGATATAGAACACCTCATCTTTCAGTAGGTGATAGTGCCATGAGCACTTCTTACCCTGAGCAAAGTAGAGAATCTTTCCACAATACTCAGGGCAATTCACAATCCATTTTTCGAAACCCCACCCTTTCGATACAAACTTGATGGGATCACTCGCATGCATCTTTGCATCTCCTGATGACTTCTGTTGTTGAATACCCTTCCCTTCTGTCAAGGAACCTAACATCCTCACAAAACTCTCTACCGACCACATCCCCATGCCTCCAGTCACCACCTAACAACATAATATCTGGTTTGATCATTTGGATTGAGTTTCTTAATCCTTCCCTATCATCAAACCCTAATACCAAATCTATGTATCTGATAGATTCTAACATGATCTTACGATCTATGAAAGTGTTGATAGGTCTTGATGGTCCCTTACTGTTTCTGACTTTGTTATCTGAATCGAGGCCAACAATGACCCTTCCTTCAGTTCCTGCCAAACATCTGGCGACTGAAAACAACTTAATATGAGCAGGAGTGAGAATATCATAGCAACCATTTAACCATACAGTTTTAGTTTGGGACACTTGTGCCTCTCTTAGATACTACTTTACTTGCCTGTCTGTTGGCATACTTGATAGCCCTAACAATATCTTTATCTTGTGAGTATGCTACTACCAGTGCTGCCAGGAATGTATCACCAGCTCCACTCACATCTAAGGTTTCTACCTCATGTTTCACTGGATACATCTGACCATTCCACATAACACCATCTCTACCTAAAGTTTGAATAACTTTGTCTCCAAAGATGCCAACAAAACCTTCACTGATCTCCGCTTCAAAGTTATTGATCTTGATATACTTGGCATCATATGCCCAAGTATCTAACGGTTTCTTCGTGTCAAGAAATACGGAATCATGACTAGCACATATCCACTCAATATCATCCCAATTGAGAAATCCCTTATCATAATCTGAAATGATGACATGTTTATAGTCCTTTAGGTTGAGATCAAATACATCAATACTCTCTGTGAATTGTGGAGTATCAACACGACAGAACATATGATTGCTCTTCTCATCTACAAATCTATTCTTAGTAATAGATTCCCAGTTATCATTGGTGATAATGTCTACTTTACCTTTAGGAAGCATGTTACATACATTCCTGTAGACATTCATAGCCATACCAGGCATCTGTTCCACATGATCCACTTCCAGAATAGGAACCGGTTTCTCTGGTGATAATCTTTTTACATCACAATAGGTGTAGATGTCTTGACAACTATCACCAATGATAAGAATCTTCTTCACTCTTTCTCTCCCATTACCATGAAGGAATCATTGAGGTCTCTGTTACCCACAAACACATTACTAAATCCGATGTCCTTCATCATATCACCAATACACTCAGGTGTCAAGGCATGAAGGTGTTTCCTGTTGTTCCAGGGTCTCCAGTACTCCTGTGAGTAGTGTGGAAGGTATAGGAAGAGGGTTCCACCTACCTTCAGTTTATCTCTCCAGTAGTAGAGAGTTTCTACCCAGTCAGGAACATGTTCCAAACAATGACTGGAGTAGATATAATCCACCTCTTCTATTGGTAGGTTGTTTGCATGCCAGTCATCATCAAACTCTAAATCAATAGCAATGGCACCAGGAAATGCCCACTCCTTCTTACAACATCCAATATCATATCCAACACCATCACAAACATACTTTGCAAATGGGATAGCAAACTGAGATGCGTTACCCTGAGCCTGAAACTCTGGGTAACTTTTTCCTTTAAATGTTACTGTCTTTATCATATTATTTCGTATCGAACATTGTCATAGATGAATAATTTTCCAGTATCCATATGTTTATTATACCAGTATTCTTCCATGATACAGATACTATTTAAAGTAGGTCTATCCTTTTCTTTAATAGCCGATGACATATGACTAGCACCACTACTGAGTGCCACTATACCATAAGAGTTTGTAATAAGATCATAGTAATCAAAGAGACCATCAACAACAACCTTTTCATCTAGGTTCATATCATACTCATGAGTTCTCTTACCATGATTGAGATTCTTACTGAATACTACTTCAACAAATCTCTTATTAGGAAACTCACTTCTGATCTCTTCCAACTTCCTTCTAAGTGATTCGATTGGATAGGTAACACTGATACAAGAGAAGTCAACTAGGAACGCATCACTATATCCAACAATGGATAGTGGTTTGTAATAAAGTTTTGGATACTTATTGACTGGTTTCAATCCATGTAGTTGTTCGATGTTTGCAATGTGATCACCAGCAATATTATGATAGTTTAGATCTGGCAGATCACCTGCATTCCTTTCACCATGTTTGATTCCAACAACATAAGGATTGAAGAACCAAACCATCTTGTAGATATCATCATTTCTGAACTCACTATCTGCCCATATGTAAGTTTTTCTTCCTTGTTGTTTGTAGAATTGTTCTGGTAGAGTTGACAGCTGGAGATTGTCACCCAACCCTCCATGCCATGCTCCTAAGATCACATCTTCCATACGATTTGGTATCCCTCATAAAGTAATTCTGCTCCAATGTTTTCCATGAAATCTTTCACATAGTTACCCTTACCAATGAGACCACCAGTAAAGAATCCATCATGGTCATCCACACAAATGATAGTTCCTTTCCTACACTTTCTAATGATAGCACAGAGTTCCTTCACATGATGTAGTTGAGAGGGGTGTGGATTCTCTCTTTCAATATCATAGGAGTCCAGATACAGAAAGTCAATAGTTCCTTTCAATCTGATGTTCCAAAGAAACTCTACAGAGTCAGAACAATATGCTGTTGTTCTATCTGATGTCATTGAGTTGGCATAATCTACATTAGCCTGACACAAATCAACAGAGATCACTTGACCATCATAGTAGTTGATGAAGTCATCAAAGATATATGTACTAGCTCCATCATCACCAAAGGCAAGATCACCATGATCCTGTCTCATACACCCTGTTTCCACAATGGTGTAATCATCCTTATTCATCTTATCCAGTTCTTCAAAGACGATACTGAATGAAGATGCTCTATCCCTTTGTGGATTGTTCCCTGCTGGTTTCAACAAACGAGCAAAGAACTTTTTACTGAACTGATCTGAATAACTCATTCTTCTACCTTCTTCGATAACATCACATGGAAACTATAATCCTCATCCCTCAACTTATTCTCAAAGGGATACACATCAACCTTGAATTGTTTAGGTAGAATCTCATACACCCATGTATCAACTTCAAAGTTAGATACATGATACTTATCTTCAAAATCAATACTGATACTACCAACAAAGATACCATCATCTTTTAGGTGATCCAGAATGTTCTGAAAGAATTGTTCTAACTCATCAGGTTCAATGTGCTCAATCACTTCCCATGAGTTGATCATATCAAACTTAACTTGTTCCCCATCCTCTTCAATCCTATAGGGTTTTGCTGCATCAGCAGTCCATAGAATGTCTTGATAGTATGTTGCCCAACCTTCTCTTCCTGCCTTAGCACTATAGTCACTACCTTCAATACCAACAGACTTATGTCCTCTGTTATGAAGATCCACTACTAGTTGCCCACCAGAACAACCAATGTCTAGGAAGTTGATCTTCCTACCTTCAAAGTGTTTCTCAATCTCTTCAATATATGCCAGAGATGTATTGTTATCTCCCTTTGTTCCCCAAGGTTCAATGTGATCCAGTGATTCATAAGCTACTGGATAATCTGTAATAACTTTCATGATAATCAGCTAACCTTCCTATTTACAATGATTTTTCTGTCCTCTAAAATGTCACTGTTTCTTTCATAGAATATCTTACTATTCTTATGTTGTGACTTCAGTAACCAAGAAGCAGGTTGTCCAGATACTCTAGTTCCTCCCCACTCACCATCAGATCTCATATTGATCCAATAACAACCACACACTTTACCAAGTTCTTTGTGTGCTCTGAACATTAAATCATGATCATCCATATCCTGTGGAGAATATGCCTCATCAAAGTAGTTCAATTTCTTCAGATCTTCAAGATCAATCATCAGAGGTCCACGATTCACTGTAGCACGAACTGCAAATGTGTCTCTAGGAGTATTAGATGCATCAGCCTCATCACAGGATTGGAGAATATCACACCAACAATTATCCAGATCTTCTTTCATACCTAGATGAACAGAGTTTGGATTTGCTTGATAGTTATGTGCAGTTCTGGCAGTTACAGCGAACACATCATCAAACTTAGTGAATGGTTTCTGCATTCTACGATTCCAACCACCTTCTTGAATCACCATATCATCTTGAATGATGATCACATAATCACCAGTTGCCACTTTGATTCCAGCATTGTTTGCCTTGGTTTCAAATACATCAGGTGTATGAACAATCTTGTAATCAATCTCTGTGGATTCTAATGTTTTCATAATAACTTCTTCTGAGTTATCAGTACATCCATCAATCACCACAATCAATTCATACTCACCGACAGTGTATTCATCAATCGATTGAATCACTTTATCGATCAACCAATCCTTATTGTGAACAGTAAGAATTAAAGAGTGTTTAGAATCAAGACCACCAGAGTATGGACACTCATTAATAATTTCTACCAGATGATTGTCTACCGGTCTGTAGATAGGTGCACCACTAGATAGGTATCTTTCATACCACCCATCAGCATTACACTCAATGTAGTTCCTAATAGAACCACTATCAACAGACAATCCATCTCTGATTGCAATGTTGGTTAGGATAGCTTGATCCTTTGCAGAATAACCATCAAACTCTGGGAAGTTATCCTTACCTGAGAAACTACTATCCTCACCATTTACTCTCTCATCTAAACCATACTTCAACCACTCTTCTAGAATAGCCTTAGCTTCATCACACACTCTCCAGAAGGTAATACCAGCCTCTAGTTGTCTAGAGTTCCAGTATTCTATGGAATCACAATCCATGTAAACAAAACAATCCCTCTTGGTGACTGTCTTCTGAATAGTATTACCGATGACTAGAAGACATGGATCATCTTCCATGACTTCATCAACATAATCAAAAAGATCTGGGTGAAGAACATCCTCAGTATCACATAGGACAATCTTGTCACCTTCATTCAGTGACTTCATTGCCTCCAGGACCATCACAGGTTTCCAACTACACCAACCATACTTCTTATCTTCTGTGAAGTAATCCTGATTCTCTTTGTATGTTGAGGTCTCCTTAAGATCATCAAGACCATAACGAAATGCCTTAGCACCTCTCCTCTCTGCTGTATCAGAAATATACTTCTGATAGCTTTTGAATAACTTACCACCGTAAGCAAATGTAACCAAGTTCCAAGTCATTAGAAATCCAGAATAGTCCAGTGAGAAGGATAAAGATCCTTAGTAGATTTGTGTGCATTGTTAGGACCAAACCAAGTCTTAGGTGCAATCACCTTTCCTCTGTTGGCCAACCATGCTCCCCACCATGAGAAGGTAGAGTTTGCAATGATGAAGTCACTACATTGTGTCATCAAAAAGAGATCATGGTAAGGACCATTTTCATCAGAGATGATAAACCTCTCTGGTTGGAATAGTTCTTGACCAAAGGCCCACAATGGATCATCAGTGAATACAATGACTTCTCTGTCAGGATCAAACTGCTTCAGTGCAGCTTCATAATACTCAAGACCTAGATTGTGATGATTCTCTGCATTGATTAGGTAATCACCTCTACGAATATGTAAGGCAATAGGATCTTGAAATACTTCTTCTATGATCTCCTTACACTCATCTTGAATCTTCTTCTTGAATGTAAACTCTTTTCTGATCCTATCTTCTATGTGTAGGAAGTATCTTTCTGTTTGAAAGAAACCAATCAGGTTGTAGTCCTTACCAATCTTAAAGATACTCTCATCATAGTGAAAGTCTTTCTCTTGATAGTTCTTATCAGTAGGAACAAACCCAAGCCTGTCTGGTTTGATATCAAATACATCAAACAATTCAATACGAAGTTTGTTACCCAATGTATCCACTACCACATCAGTATGGTTAGGTATACAAAAAGATGTCCCAATTTTATCTGCCACACCAATGAGTGTAGCATATTGGAACATCTGATTACCAAGTTGACCTAGTTTTCCTAGGTAGTTCAATCCAATCATTTGTATTTCTTTAGATACTTCTGTTCAGAATAATATTGTCTGAGTTCTTCTTCATTCAAGGACTGCAAGAACTCCCAAAGTTTGAAGTTATTCTGCATATGTGGATTGGTTAACCAGGAGTTAGGAGTCCTAGCATGTTCTAGATGATACACCCAGTTCTCAATCCTACCAACATTATAACCTAGGAGGTTGAATCTATGGAGTCTCTCTTTGTCTTCTGGTGAATATGAGATAAAGTTCTCATTCTCCATACCAGCTTCAACATACACACTCTTCTTGATGAACTGAGCATGTCCACTCTCTGCGTTATCAATCTCTACTTTCTTTTCCAGATGTGAGAACTGACAATCATTAGATAGAAATTTAGATACCATTTCATCGGTAGCAAATACTTTCTTTTGCCATGGTCCCTGTCCGTAAGGGTAGATGACATCAAAACCTCCCTCAGTGATAAACTTCTGTGCCTCTAAGTATGTCTTAATCGGAAGAAGAACATCACAATCATAATTAGCAACAACTTCTGTATCACACATATGTAACATCTCATTGAGATATCTCATACGATAGAAGGTTGGATCAACAGGTTCTGATTCCTCAAATACATGAGTCAGGTTGTTGATCTTATCTCCAAGATACTCCTTGATCTGAGGAAGAACACTCTCTTCAAATATAGATCTCCTATCTACCTCCTTCAGAATAATACGAGTCTCAAAGTTCTCCAGAAGATAACAGAGAGTTGTAATAACATTCCTCATCCTATCTTCTGATTCGATACGGATAGGAATAATGAATGTTGTATCTTTTAAATCATGCATATCAGTTAGGGATAACAGTCCAGTCTTTGGGATACAGATCCCTACAATCATTCACAGCCTCCAGAACAGGTCCATACCAATGCTCAGGAACCACCACAGGTTGGGTTCTACCCTTCTGTAACCACGCTCCCCACCACCCTAGGGTAGAAGAGGATAGGATAGCTCCATCACACAGAGACATGAGACACAGGTCGGTGTAGGGAACCTTAGATCGACGATGAGAACCATCACCCTCTAAACATAGATGATCATATTCTGGAACATCTGTATTCACTAGGAACCTTTCATCATCAAAGAACTCTTGTTCTGCACACCACTCTGGATCATCAGAACAAACCAACACATAAGAATCATCTGGGAATAATTCCAGAGCCCTCTTATAGTAATCGAATGTCATCATCCGATAGTGATCCTCACGGCCCACGTTATCTCCGCGACGAACATGGAGATAATGAATACTCTCAAAATTACTGATAAACTCATTACAAGGTTCTAATACTTCTGGTTTAAATGAGAGATCTTGAAGAAGCTCATTACGAATGTGTTTGAAATACCTTTCAGTTTGAAGATATCCATCGAGGTTAGATCCATCCTCAAAATTGTTGAACAGATCCTCATCAAAATTATAACAACTCTCAGTTACGTTTGTGGTCTGAGGGTTTAAATGTTTTAGGTGATCAAAGGAGAACATTGCCTGAGGGGACACATTCTCATTCACAAAACCAATATTCTTTTCAGACATATTAGTCATGTTGAATGGGTGGTGCATCCCATAGTTGGCATATGTCTCATGAGAATCAGGAGGAATACACCAGTCATACCCATGATGGGCTGCAATACCTCTCAGAGATGCATACTGAAAGAGTTGGTTTCCGAAACGACCATTCGTTCCGAGACGATCATATCCAATCATAGGTTTACAATAAAAATGTCTTCAGTGATGTTGAATGTGTTATCAACGAATCTTACCTTGTCACCATAGGTTTTGTCAAGATACTCAGAGACCTGAGGTGTGACTCTCCTGTCATTCTGAATATAAACCTTGTGTCCTCTATCTAGAAGGTCTAGAGCTAAACGATATTGTTGACTCTCTGAAAGGATGTCTGTTCCTTTCTTGTATGTGATGTATTCAAAGTAGAATGGCTTCCTGTTCACATTCATTGTATCCCAATAATCACACACAATCTTTGCATGCTCATTATTGAAACCATCTGTAACATACCCTAGGTTATATTCCAGTCCAACACCCTTAGCAAAGTGTGCAAAGGCTCTGTTGTCTCTAGGGAGACAAGGGCCACCATATCCAAGACCCCAGTTGAGATACTTTCTACCAATCCTACTATCAGTACCAACTGCTCTCAGAACTGCTGTGATCTCATCACCACAACCAGCCATGTTTAGAACATCTCCCAACATATTAGCGTAACTAATCTTTGTTGTGAGGAAACAATTCACTGCAATCTTTGTGATCTCTGCTGACTTTGTACTCATAGTACAAACAATAGATCTTGTTGTTTGAATCTTCCTATAGAGATCTTCAATCTCTCTAACCATATCAGAGTGTTCTTCGTTCTGATCAATACCAAGAAGAACCATATCAGCCTTCTTGAGATCACTCACAATGCTACCCTGTGCAATAAACTCAGGGTTATAGAACACTTTCACATTGGAAGGAAGTTGTTTCTTGAAGTTATCACAATCACCAGGATTAGTAGTGCAACCAATCACCAGATGTTTTTTCTTTTCAACATCAGCAAACTCTTCTATTACCTGCCATACAGCAGATACATCATAAGATCCATTATCACATGATGGGGTTGCAACCAAAGTGTAGATGAGATCACACTCATCAATCACCTCTCTGTTATTTGTTGTTGCTCTAAAGTTCTTTGATACTCTAAGTAGATCTTCTACTTCTGGTTCATTAGTTACAATCTTTCTATTGTTAAGATCACTTACATAATCCTCTCTAATATCTGATACCAGTACTTCATACCCTGATTGTTCACAAAGAAGGGCAAAGCAGATACCTAATCTACCTGCCCCAATAACTCCAATTTTCATAGTTTAAATGTGGGAATAGGATTCATCTTATGCTTATTCATGGCGTTGAAATCATGAAGGATACGAACCGCTGGGCCATTTCCATGTTCCATTGCGTATTCTAGATCTTCATATGAGGCTCCTAGTTGATCCTCATCAGTTCTACCATCATCCCATAATCCATCAGTTGGTTTAGCTTCAACAATCCTAGAATCAATACCTAAAGATTTTCCAAGTTCCCATACTTCAGTCTTATAAAGATCTGCGATTGGTGCAACATCAACACCACCATCACCATATTTAGTATAGAAGCCTACACCATAGTCTTCAACTTTGTTTCCAGTTCCAACTACCAGACCTTTATTATTTCCAGCAACCTGATAGAGAGTCACCATACGAAGACGAGAACGAGTATTAGCAAGAGAATGATTACCACTGCCATGACTTCCTAAATCCTTTTTGAATGTCTCAAAGGTATTGGTCAAATCAAACCTAAGAGTAGACACATTACTAAAGTTATTTTCTAACCACAGAAGATGTGCTTCTGATAGGTCTTTCTGTTCTTCATTCTGATGAATAGGCATCCCTACAGCAAACACTTTCTTACCAGTACTTGCTGCTAGAGTTGAGGATACTGCGGAATCAATACCACCAGATACACCAATCACCCAACTTTCTGATCCTGAATTATCAGAATACTCATTCAACCAATTAACAATACGATCACGAAGTTCTGTGTAATCACTGATTCTGTTCATTGATCTGTCCCTTAATCCATTCATATGTTTTACGAATCCCTTCTTCAAGGGTTTGTTCGTAGTCCCATCCTAACTCACGACGGACTACATCATTGTTACTATTCCTACCACGGACACCCAAAGGTGCATCCATTTTATGATTTCTCTTGATAGGTTTACCTGCCACTCTGGAAGTGATGTCAGTCAAATCATTGATAGTCACCATCTCTTCTGATCCAATATTGACAGGACCAATAAAGTCACTATCCATTAGACGACGAGAGGCTTCAATACACTCATCAATATAGAGGAATGAACGAGTCTGTTCTCCATCACCCCATACTTCAATGTGACCACCAACATCAGGAAGTAGTGCTACCTTTCTACAGATTGCTGCTGGTGCCTTCTCTCTCCCCCCGTCCCAGGTTCCTTCTGGTCCGAAAATATTATGATATCGAGTAACCCGTACAGGAATACCATGATTACGATGATAAGCAAAGTAGAGGCGCTCAGAGAAGAGCTTTTCCCATCCGTATTCTGAATCTGGGTTTGCTGGGTATGCGGATTCTTCACGGCAATCTGGATTGTTGGGATCTAGTTGATTGTGTTCTGGGTACATACATGCTGACCCAGAATAGAAGATCTTAGTATAGTTTCTACCAGTACTCTCGTTTCTCTTTCTCTGTTCTTCCAATACATTCAGGTTAATGGTAACAGAGTTGTGCATGATGTCTGCATCATTCTCACCAGAGAATACAAACCCGGCACCACCCATGTCAGCAGCAAACTGATAGATCTCATCAAAGGAATGAATATATCTTTCAGGAACTGAATGATAGAAGTTACCACGATCTCCTTTGTATTGGAGAACACGTTGAACAAAATATACATCTCTCAGGTCACCCTGAACAAACTCATCAGCCTCAGTATTTGAATACTCAGGATACTTAAGATCCACACCACGAACCCAGTATCCTTCAGACTTAAGTCTCTTAACCATATGGGATCCAATAAATCCACCAGCACCAAGTACAAGTGCCTTCTTACGATATTGCGTCATTCAGAATAAAGTATTTACCTAGTATGTATTATACCACATTAAACTCAAAGTGAAGACTTTAAAGTCTGGATTTCAGATCTCATCTCCTCAATTTCTTTCTGTTGGTCTTTGATCGCTTCAATTAAAAGACCCACCATGTTTCCATAAGAAACTGTTTTGAGGTCTTGTAAAGCATCAGGATTTTTCTCTGACCTTGCATCTTGAGTTTGTACAACTTCTGGCAACACTTCTTCAATCTCTTGTGCGATCACTCCCATACTTGACTCACCAGTATCTTTCCTATCAAAGTAGACACCACGTATAGCCTTTACCTTATCTAATGCACCATCCACTGTACGAATATTCTCTTTGAGACGAACATCAGAATAAGCAGTTAGATTACCAGTAGCAGTCGCATTGCCATTATTGTCGCATCTTAAACTCCAACTACCGGCGTTATTTAATATTCCAATCTGATTGGTAGAATCAGCATAAAAATACCCATTGACATTGGCGGATCCAGTGACGACTTTAATCCCGTTAGAAGTGCTATTGTTTCGTATCCTGAGATACTGGTTATCCAAATATAAGTGATAAGCGTAATTATTCGGCCAATAAAGTCCATGGTCATTACTTACTTCTATCCAAGTATTGGCATTCCAATAATTGTTACCAGTTTTGCCCATATAGTTGCTACCTTGGACACCATCAAGAGTATCAGCATCTAATCCTGAACCAGATCCATCATTACCAGCGTGCCAAACTGCATTGCTAGATCCAATATAAACACCACCAGATGAATTGTAATTAAGGTGCAGAGAATTATCACTTTGGGCACTAATTGAGTTGTAATAGGCTCCATATCCAACCTGAAGATTGCCTAGTATCGCTCCACTGCTTCCACCAGTTGATGAATTATTAATAGATCCAGTTATTGATAAAGTGCCAGTGAAAGTGTCACTGGTATCAGACCTTAAGAAACTTGCACCTTGAATACCATCAAGAGTATCAGCATCCAATCCAGATCCAGAACCGTCGTTGCCACTATTCCATACGGTCCTCCACGACTGCCACGTTCCATTATTCTTGCCACGGAGAGATATATTACCAGTACGATAATCACCATATATTTGATGAACCCATGAAGTGCTATATGCTTGTGAGTATAGAGCGCCATCACCTTGTCCGTACAGAGATATTGAATTTATGTACCCAGTCCCGTTAACGGTAACGTTATCAGGTGAAGTTACATTAGTACTATTACCATTTCGGAAACTTATTCCGTCAATATTAGTTGCACTACTAACAGATATTGAACCAATATCGCTTGTTTTAACATAATCAGAACCCTGAAGCCCATCAAGAGTATCAGCATCTAATCCTGAACCAGATCCATCGTTGGAAGAGTTCCACATTGTGGCCCAGCCAGTATAGGTACCTCCCCACACACCTCTTAGATAGCAATATGCAGGATTACCAGCTCCGACCAGGAATTGGTGACCGTATACGTTTGACCCGTTTGTGTAGTGTATTGATTGATGACCAACCCAGTGACTAGTTTGAGTAGAAGGTTGATTGCCTGGTGAGCTCCAACCTTCAATGTGGCCAGATCCGTAATGAGAAACAGTGTTAAAATCATTATTTCCCCATCCCATCGTACCAACCCAATAGTTGGTATCAGATGTCTGTTGTTCTCTGCCTTGAAAACCAGTTTTAGCAGTTACGTTCATCAAAGAACGGAAGGATGCTAGGTCTACATATCTCAAGTAACCGTCATCTGAACAATACATCCTGTTCGGGATAGCACTGCTATTGTCACCTGAAGTTGTGTTAATCCAACCTGTCAGGAGGTAACCATTGCTGTCAGTTTTTACAACCCTGTCGGCGTTTTCATTTCTTCCACCTGTTTCAACGTGATACCCATCAAGTAAATCAGCGTCTAGCGCAGACCCTGAACCATCGTTTCCTGAGTGCCAAACAGTATAGTCAGAACCACCAACCCTTACTTGGAGTTCACCGTCAACATACTTACGAAGATCCCATCCTCCCCAGTTACTATTTAAGAATCCATATGATGGTGTAGAGGCGTGATTATGTCCATATAACTGCATTACCCAGTTATTGGAACCGTTAAAAATGCTTATTCCTGCATCTGTGGAAGCAGTAGTCCCTCCACGAAGTTTAAGATTTTGAGTAACATTAGTTCCTGTTGGCGCTAAAAATCCATTGATAGTTAGGTTTCCAGAATATGTGTCATCTGCATCAGACCTTAAGAATGACGAGCTATCAATACTATCTAATGTTGATGCGTTAATCTGTCCGGTTAAAGATCCAACACCATCACCTGAGTCAACATTCAAGTTTCCCCCGGATGCCTTAACAGTCCAAGATCTTGTTCCACTCTGGTCAAAACCTAATCTACTTCCGTTTAGGATGAGTAGTCCAGAATCTCCAGTGCTATTAAGATTTCCTCTACTTCCAAATCCCTGACCATCATCATCAGTATCAGACCTTAAGAAACTTCCACTATCAATACTATCTAATGTTGTCGCATTCACATCAGTCAGGTTAGCACCAGAACCACTAATATCAATACCAGTAAGGTTTGAACCGTCACCATAATAAATTGCACCAGTTACAACGCCGCATGTGGCAATTCCAGTAACTGTAATGTCTGAAAAGAGATTATGAGAATTTCCTAAGGTACCGATAAATGCACCAGTAGCTGTAATATTCCTAGCAACAATATCAATGCTAGGAACAACACCAAATTCGCTTCCCTGGCTGATCATATCATCTACAGTTGTGCTCCCAAAGCCAACTGTAGTATCTACATAAGAATAATATCTTGGCATTTATCTGATACTTTTTTAGATATTTATCTAGTATATCAAATAGTCATCTTTCTACCAAGTCTAACAATCAAATCATCCAACCTAGCTTCTACATCACCACTAACTGGAGCCGATGCAGGAGCTTCATGTTTGTGTGAAGACAATTCTTCTTTGATCTCCTTTACTGCTGCTTCCAAAACTTTAAGTCTGGCTTCAACTTCAACATCATACTTTGACATTGCTGCTCCAGTAGAGGAGACACTTGCTTTACCCGCTGCCATTTTGTTTAGTTAATAACTGCAGATATTTATGCACAAAAAAGAGACCCAGAGGGTCTCAGTGCCGACGCGCCAGGGCTAGTTTTGAGACGATACCGAGTCTTTTACATAACAATTAACCCCATCAGAATCCAACCACTTTGGATATTCAGGATCTTCTATAGCAAGAAGTAGTTGATCTCCATTGTCAAACAGATAGATATCAGAGTAGTTTTTATTATACTCGTTTACTTTCTGTAGACGAAAGTCTGGTTTACCATTCAATTCAATGTGACCCTTTTGAACAAATCGATAAGGATACCGTTCATGGATTACAGTAGTCATACATTCACACTTTCGAGATCTTCTGTTAGACATTCAATAAGTACATCATAGTCATCTAATGGATCACCAGAAAACTCAACACCGTCATTCTCATAAAATTTACGAACCTTTTTGAAAAGTTTTGGATTCTTTACGTCAAGGAAGAATTCTCCATTGGCTGCAGACCGGAGAGTTGTGATGTCTTTTTTGAACCTGGAAGTAACAGTCATTTTTCTGTTTGTTTACTCTGTTATTATAATGGAATAAACCCTATAGGGTCAATTGCAAGGACAGTACTTGAACTGTCCAATGCTGGTTGTGGGGATCGAACCCACTTTCTTTCTGTTATGAGCAGAGTGCAATTACCAAAGTGCTAAACCAGCCAATCATTATGGTGCTTCATCGTGATCGACATACAATTGATATGCCTCATCATCGATTGGCATCATCACAGCCGTATTGCCATTGTCATTAACTATACCCAGTGTCTCTCCATTCTCTACTCTCGTTATCAACTCATCCCACCTATCTTGAAACTCTTCTACTGAAAAAACTTCCATCAATCTTTTGTAGTTGGTTTATTTATTATAACACATTTACCTGAACCATCCAACCATAGTAATTCTGTTTCCTGATTTTAATGGAAGAACTCTATGGTATTTGTCTGAAGGAAACACAATGAAATCACCATAGTCAAACTTGCTTGTATGGACACTCTTATCTGATTTTCTAATCTGAAAGTTTCCACCAGTATAATCTGACTTATTACTCAGACAATATACAATAGACAATCTACGATCACTACAATTCCCTTGGAAGTTATCAATGTGCCACCCATAATGATCTCCTCCGGCTGAATACTTTGTGAATTGAATACATCCATCCCATTCATTTTTCACCTCAAAGTTCCAAATCATATCATTAACATTGTTTATGATTTTCTTCAGACCCACTTCAATGAAGTTTGAATGAAGAGTATCCAACCATGCAATTGAACATTTTCTTTCAACATGATTTGGAACTCTATCCTGACCAACAGTTCCTTCTTCATATGACATGAATTCAGGACACGAATCAAGTATCTCTTGGGTAGCCCCAATCGTTCCCAGATTACCAATAAAGAAATCTTCTGTTATGATTCTCTTCTGTTTCATGAGTTATTTAAGAGTCCACTTACATACATCACGATGGTTTACATCACCACCAAAGTATCCATTAATCTCAGTCTTTGATTTCTCTTCAAGCACACTATCGTTCTTAGCTAAGAGATATGAAAGACAAGGTTTGATCAATTCAGAACGAACACTATTTTTTGTAACAACAGATTCTGATTTAGAAACAGATTCTACGGAAGAAGCACGAACTAATTCAGTTATAGCTCCCAATGAACCACTAATGGCAAGTGCTACAGGAAGTCCTACACCTGCAATTGCCACACTACGGACAATACCGGACACATTTAAATCCATGATAAATCAAAACAATATTGGAATGTGAAGATGATCAATCTCCAAAGCCTCCGACCCGACTTGAACGGGTGACCTGCTGTTTACAAAACAGCTGCTCTATCCAACTGAGCTACAAAGGCAACGGGTCAGGAGGGACTCGAACCCCCGACCAATTCATTAGAAGTGAATTGCTCTATCCATCTGAGCTACTGACCCAATAGGTTGAGTGGTTTCCCTCTCAACTCTTATATTATACACCTTATTGGGAAGGTGTCAAACCTGAACCAGACGGTTGATGTACTGGTTGCTGTAGTGGGTTCTGTTTCCGTGGATACCCCAACCCAACCAGTAATAAGCTGAGTCCATATACCTTCCAACAGATAAACCAGATGTCTTAAACACATGCTCAACATCTGTCCATTGACGTTCGTTCACCATATATCTTAATTGAGTTTCAATGTGTGTTGGGTCTCCACCATACTTCTTTGAGAAGTGACCTAAGCCATGATACCTATCAGAAGTTGTCCATTGAATCAAACCAAACCCACCACTATGGCAATGGTGATAAGGAACTCTTGCACCACCCTCACAAATATTTGGGTGGAACTTAGATTCCTGTTTGATATTACCCATTATAACAGATAGAGCAACCTTATCATAGATTCCTCGTTCTTGGAGAAAGTCTAAAACAATTCTCTCATTATCTGAGCAATTCTTACAAACCCATTTACTTAGTTTGGGTTCTTCTGGGGTTTCTTGTTCAAGTTCCTCTTTTGATTCTTCTACAATATGGATAGTTGTATCGATTTTAGAAGAAGGGGTTTCACTTACAGCTCCAGCGAAGAGAAGAGGTACTGTAACAATTCCTAGAATGTTCTTCATATTTTTGTAATGTTTCATGAGTATCATACCAGTCTCAACTTGATTTGTCAAGCACCAAAATAATCTTTTCTAAAATATCGGTTCATTATGTTTGAATTGTAGTATCTAGGAGTTCCATCCCCCATAGATTCCGTAAGCACATTGTTCTTGAATAGTGCTTCTGTTTCTGCAAAATTAGTCTTACCCTTTGTGAGGTGAAGAGACAGAATCTCTCTACGGAACATCTCCTTCCCTAAGAGTTTCACATCCTCTTTCAACTCATCACAGGATCCATAATACTTTCTCCAATCAGACTCACCCCTTACCTTGCGTTTCTTACCCTTAGGCGTACGGAAAGTCCAGAAGTATTTACGTCCGATGTATTGACGCTGGGTGGAAAGGTTGGTAATGAGATAAACAAAGCCAAAGTTGTCCCGAACATCAGCCCCATTAAAATGTTGGTTATGATAAGTCCACGGGTTTTCATATTCACACACATATTAATTACAGCTAATTTTATTTAGTGATGCCAATCATCACCACCCTTCCACACATATTGTGATGTTTTTGGTAGTTCAATAGGGCAACACTCATAGCCATATTTCATTTTAACATTCTCAACCTGCTCATCAATTGGTAGGTCGAGTAAGTAGATAGGTCTCTCATAATACCACTCCATAAACATACGAAGTGTCCTATGGGCCAAACTACAAAAAAGTGGCCTGAGACTATCAGACCACTTCTTATACGACAAGAGATACCCGTTATAAGGGTATCTACCTCTTATCTCAGAGTTTAAAGTTGCTGAAAGAGTCGCCTTGTACATCCTGTTTGATTCCTCCAACAACATAAGATTCGACTTCGGTTTCCTGTGGAGCCACTTGAAGACCCTTCGATGAGATCCAATGTTGGGTCCAAGGAAGTGGGTTGTTCTTAGCAGCGATATCGTAGACCGGCTTCAATCCTATACTCTTCATACGACGATTGGCAATCCACTCAACATATTGTTGCAATAGGGTGTCGTTCAGACCGATCATAGATCCATCTTGGAAGAGGTAATCAGCCCAAGCCTTCTCCTCATTCACAGCTCTATCGAACATTGCATAGACCCACTCCTCTTCTTCTTTGGCAATCTGTTTCATTACAGGATCATCACCACTCTTCCACTTATTCAAGATATTTTGCGTGATTGCAAGATGTTGATTCTCGTCACGGGCAATAAGGGAAATGATCTTCGCCGACCCTTCCATGAGTTTGAGCTCGCCGAAAGCAAAAGAACAAGCAAAAGAGACATAGAAACGAATGCCTTCCAAGATGTTGACATTGGCAACAGCTCTGTAAAGTTTACGTTTGACTTCTTTAATCTCATAGGCAGTTGTTGGGGATCCTTTAAAGTCACTGTGCCACATCTCACCAGTTCCCCACAATTGTGCTGTGTTGATGAAGTCATCATATGACTCTGTAACACTCCTGGCACGATCTAGGATCTTCTGATCTGTGACAATTTTATCCAACACTTCAGCAGGGTTGGAATAGATGTTCTTGATGATGTAGGTATAGGAACGACTATGGATCATCTCCATGAATCCCCATACTTCCATACAGGCTTCTAGTTCAGGTAGGCTGCAGTAAGGAATAAAAGCCATCCCAGGACCACGCCCTTGTATGGAGTCAAGCATAATCTGATACTTGAGGTTGCTTGTATAGATATGCCTTTGTTCTGGACGAAGCGAGTGATAATCTCCACGATCTTTCTGTAACGATACTTCTTCTGGTCTCCAAAAGTATCCTAATTGTTGAGTTGTAAGTTTCTCAAATACAGGATACTTATAGGAATCATACCTCTGGACTCCCAGAGGCTTTCCAAAAAACATTGGTTGTTTCTTATAATCATGTACTTCAGTATTAAATACTGTCATTCCTTTCACATCATTCATATTATTACCGTTTACTGGTGAGACTTTAAACTGCACAGCTGTCACACTCTCCTTCCTCTATGTTTGATAGTTCTTGTAACAATGATTCTACTTCAGATTTAGTTGAATCTTCAACCTCATCAGTCTTATTGTCATAAGTGTTCTGATAATATGAAGTTTTCCAACCATACTTATATGTAGTTAGGAAATCATTTGCCATTACAGATACCGGTACTTCATTATCAGGATAGTCTTCTGGATTATAACTCCAGTTACCACTGATAGCCTGATCAAAGAACTTCTGCATCACAGCAACCACATTGATGTATCCTGTATTACCTTTCATCTCCCAAAGAAGTGTGTAGTTATTCTTGAGAGTGTTGTAGGAAGGTACAACTTGCTTGAGTGGTCCTTTCTTTGACTTCTTAATAGACAAGAAGTCACGGGGTGGTTCAATGCCATTGGTTGCATTTGATACCACAGAACTACTCTCTGAAGGCATCTGTGCTGATAGAGTACTATGTCTCAATCCATAAGCCTTAATCTGTTCTCTCAACTCTTCCCAATCATGTTGAAGAGGTTCTGAACTAATCTCATCTACATCTCTCTTATATGTGTCAATTGGAAGGATACCATCAGCATACTTCGTTCTACCAAAGTAATCACAATGTCCCTTCTCTTTAGCAATCTGATTAGAAGATCTCAACAGGTAATACTGGAACGACTCTGTGAGTTTATGTACAGCATCCCATGCTTCTTGTGAATCGTATCTAACACCAAGTTTGGCAAGGTAGTGAGCCAAACCAATAAAACCTATACCAAGTGATCTACGAGCCTTTGTGGCCTCTTCTGCGACCCTTACAGGATACTCCTGATAATCAATCAGTTCTTCCAATCCTCTGACCGCAAGATCACATAGGTCTTCCAATTCACTATCATTGTGGATTTTACCAATGTTGATAGCTGAAAGGATACAAAGAGCAATCTCAGAAGGCATCCCATCATCAATATGTTGAATAGGATCCGTAGGAAGTGTGATCTCTTGACACAAGTTACTCATATTCACCTTGTCTTTGAAGGAAGAGTGAGAGTTACAATGGTCAATGTTCATGATATAGATTCGACCAGTCTCTGCTCTCTCTTTCAGTAGGTCGAGGATCAGTTCTTGTGCCTTGACAGTCTTTCTTGGAATAGACTCATTCTGTTCATAACCCACATACAGCTCATCAAATCTATCAGTGCCAAAAGCATCATAGAGGTTCGGCGTATCGTGCGGTGAGAAGAGGCTAATCTCTCCATTCGTGATGAAACGTTCGTAGAAAAGTTTTGAAATTTGGATTGAGTAGTCAAGTTTCCTCACTCGATTGTCTTCTGTACCCTTGTTGTTCTTCAGTACGATGATGTCTTGGATTTCTGCGTGCCAGATGGGGAAGTGGACTGTTGCTGATCCACCACGAATCCCATTCTGCGTGCAACATCGTACAGTTGATTCAAACTTTTTAAGGAAAGGAACAACACCAGTGTGCTGAACTTCTCCGCCTCTGATCTTACTGTTGATTCCACGGATTCTTCCAGCGTTGATACCGATTCCTGACCTTTGCGCCACATAACGGCCAATGGCCATGTCAGAAGCAAAAATACTATCCAAGGAATCGTCAACGTCAACCAAAACACAGGACGCAAATTGACGGAGGGGGGTTCGAACCCCTGCCATGATTGGTGTTGGGATGTTGATTTTGTGCTTTGAGATTGCGTCGTAGTACCTCTTGACATATGATAATCTTGTTTCCTTAGGATAGTTCTGGAACATGGTCAACGCAATCATCATGTACATGAATTGCGGGGTCTCATATACCTCACTTGTACTTCTATCTTGCACTAGGTATTTATCCACAACCTGTCGCAATCCAGCATATGTAAACAGGAAATCACGATCATGATCAATGAATAACTCTGCTTTCAGAATCTCTTCCAGAGAATACTTATCAAAGATACTCTTATCATACTGATGATCATATGCCAGTTTAGTAATATGATCTACCAGTGTAGGGAGTTCTCTTCTTCCACCATACAATGATTTCCTCAAAGAAAAGAGTAAAAGTCTAGCTGCCACAAACTGATAGTTAGGGTGATCCAAATCAATCAAATCACTGGCACTTTTGATAAGGATCTCTTGGATTTCAGAGGTACTAATACCATCATAAAACTGAATCCCTGATGTCATCTCCACTTGACTTGCAGAAACACCTGCTAGTCCATCACACGCCTCTTCTACCATCAGGTGCATCTTATCAAGATCGAGAGATTCAACTCTTCCATCTCTCTTCTGTACCTTTGTGCCGTTGCTCATATCTTTTTCCAAGTAGTGAATTTTAGTTTTGCTTGTAGTCCTTGATAAGTATTCGATTTTATGATAACTTCAACATCATGTCCACCCAAAACCATATCATTGATATCTTTCTGAGTAACATTAGAAGGCCAGATAACTATTTTATCTCCTCTCTCAATAGTATTTGAGATACGGGATACGATTTCTGAATTTCTTGGTTCATTATCATATACCCAAACTGGATTAGTTATTTTCAATCCATCAGTATCAACATCAGCTCCACACATAGCAATTGAGTTATCAACGAATGTGGAATCAAATGGACCTTCAATGATATAAACGTTCTGTTCTCTATCAATTGTATCCAATCCATAAATCTTAGGAGCTTCCTCATCAATCATTATGGTTAAGTATTTAACAGGGTTTGAAGAGAGGGCTCTGCCCTGAACTCCTATCAATTCTTCATCCTTAATAAGAGGAATTACAATCCTCTGTTCACCATATTTTGTGTTCTCAAATGATCCTGGTTTAATCTCATTAACAAACTCTTGGAAGTTCTCTGCATAATAAAACTTCCCATCAATGATGGCTCTTGATTCCAAGTAGTGCTTGGATTTATCTACACTGAAAGCAGAAGGGAGATTCAATTCAATCTTCTTTTTGAATTCAGGTTTAGATGTTTTCAAAGTAGAGAATATATCTTTTGGCGATTCAGCAGTAAAGTTCTTACCACTCTTACCTTGTTTGAACTTCTCAAAGATATATTGTTTATGAGTTTGAGGGTCAATATCTTTTAAAAAATTATTTAAAGATATATTTACTCCACAGTTATGGCATTTATAATTGGTATTATTTTTAATTTGATAAAAATATCCACGAGCCTTACTTTTGTTCTTCTGAGAATCACCACAGATTGGACAACGGCAGTTATACAAATTGGGCTTTACTTTCTTGAACCTTTGAAGTCTGGATGATATCAAATTGATGTACTTAACATCAATAAAATCCATGTTACCTGGAGTAGCTAGTCTTTATTATATCAGTTTCCTGCTGAAAGGTCAACACTGGGGAGTTAAAAATAAAGCTAAGAGCAGCAACAATCCCTATACCAACCCAGACCTTTCTCTCAAGACCTTGCAGTCTTGCTACTACTCCTTTGTGGTCTTGATCCATTTTGTCTCGGAGTTGATCGATCTTTGTGAACAACACTATATCAACTTCTTCTTGTTTTGATATGCGTTCTTCATGAACAGCCAACATCCTACTGACTGCTGTATTCACTTCACTCAACTTCTCAATGGTAGCATCAAGTTTTATTATTATTGGCCTAAGATCTTCTATCTTTTGTTCTAAAATAGCCACTTTAACTTGATCATCCATTCTTCGGCTTCCAGTTCTTTCTCAATCCTCGTTGATAGATATATCTCTTTTTTGGTTTACCCATAAGAGGATCAAATCCTGCTGTTGGACCTTTAGCATCAGCCTTGCCACTGAATCCTGGTTTACTAGCGGTGCTACCGGTAGTCATCATCTCTTCTCTGATGAAATCAATAATTCTATTAAGCTTACTATTATGCATCAGAGATTCTCTCCAATTCCTTAATACAGTGTTCGTCTGATTCTAATTCATGAACATATGACCTTGGATATTCTGGAAGTCTATCCAAAAACTCTACGAATGATTTAACGCAAGGCCAGAGATTACTATCAATTTTGAAGAACAACATTGGCGTTGTTGCATCTCCAAAGATATTATAGAGAATAATAAAATGATTGATTAAAAGATGAACCTTTAAATCCCCTCCACTCTTATACTTTTTGAGCAGACGTTTAATATACCTGAAGTGGTTAAGATCTTTTTCAAAATCATCGACCGTAACCGCTTCAGGATTTTCATAATTTTTAATAGCGAATATCAGAAAGTTATCTGAATTCAATTCATTAATGATCATGTTATCTCATCAAGGAGTAGGATAATCAGTACCACCAGTGGTGATTCCTGACATAGCTACAAGAGTTTCTTTCTTGACTCTAAGTTCACCTGAACTATCGTTGTATGTGGTAACACCAACCCAACCTTCGTGAGTCACTTCATATGAAGTTGCAACTGCGGCATTGCCAACACCATACACAAATGAATCACCGGAAGGTGAACCTTTCTCAGAATAAGTAGAATCCAAAATAGATGATTTTGGAAGTTGCGATACACCGAAAGCAGCTCCAGAAATTGCTGCCCCACTCAATCCAGCGGTAGAACCGATAGTACAAGAAGTGGCACTTGCGATACTTACAATCACAGCGTCACCAAAGTAAGTACCACTCTTTGCCCCAAAACGAATAACGTCGCCTTCTTGAGCAGATCCAGTTTGTCCGAAAGAAGTGCCTGTTCCAGTAACAACGCCCGTACCATAATCGAGGACGACGGTACCCACACTATCTACGTTATCATTGTTTCCCCAAAGTGCCATGTCTTTGTCCTAGTAAAATTGTTATGCTAGTAAATATTTATAAAAAAAGGGAGACCTATGTCTCCCCACAATCACTCTTCTCTATTTTTGATAGCCTTAGCTACTACCTCAAGAAGTTGATCGTCCATATCGGTCTTAGTCAACTTAACTGCCTTAGCAAGAATAACAAGGCAGATCTCAACCATTTTCTCACCGAGTTCTTCGTTTTCTGGAATCTTCGCAACAGCATCACTGACAATTTTCGATGCAAGTGGTAAAAGGAATGCAAGCATGGTTATAGTGTATAACTACACTATATATGATTTAATCTTTGTTAGAGACCCACTTCTTCTTATTCTTGTCATAGGTCTTCACTTCACCTGGTCTCAGAGAGTCTTTTTGGTATTGAGCAAAACTCTTCTTACCATATCTCATTCTGTCATCTTGTTCTTTGTGTCTTCTTTTCTCATCTTCAAGTCTTTTTTCATACTTGGCATCGTAAGCTTCATACATTAGTCTGACTCTCCTACTCTTGATTTGTATGGATTTGGTTTCTTGTGCATAGCAGAGATTTTAGCTCTAGCCTTTGCATGTTTTTCTTTCTCAGATGCCTTTTCGTCAGGTGTCATTGCCTTACGTTTCTTGAAGTATTCTTGAGATACTTTCATCTGATCCTCAACACTCGTTCCCTCTTTTTTGATAGAAGGAGCCATCACTTTCATATGAGAATCATACTTCACATCAGTTTTCTTGGCTGGTTTGGCATCCTTAATAGAAGGTGCACCAGTCATATCAGCCTCATCGAGCTCATACATCTCAACCACAACCGCACCAATCTCTTCAAAGGCTTCAGTTACACCTTGAGGAGGATTGATTCTGATTTTGTTCTTTATATTCTTCTCTTTAATCTTACCTTTTTGATCTTTCTTATCCTCCGATGAATCATCTGGAGATGAATCGGTTTTCTCTTCCTTATCCTCAACATCAACAACTTCACGGAGATCCGTTCTCCAATTAGAGTAGTTCTCTTTTACTTTCTTCTTCTCTTTCTTCTTCTCTACTGGAGAACAAGGAACACCTTCAACCTCACAATGACCTTCGTTTACCTTCTTACTGGGGTTCTGTTTGTTGTATTGTTTGACAGCTCTCTTATGAATGTCATAACCAACATCACCCTTGGGCATTGAATCGGAACGTTCCTCTTCTTTCTTTTCCTTCTTCTTATCACAACCTTCACCAATACTCTGGTTGTAGATTGCAGACAGCTCGTTAAGAGGGATACTCATTTCTCTAACTACTTTTTCTTATTCTTATTTATGAAACTCTTAATATCATAACCCTTATATGGCTTTGCACCATCTTGAAGGTTAGTAGGTTCACCCTTCTCAAAACCAGGAGTTAGTTTTGCAATTCTCTTGAAGTTACCAGAAGTTCCAACCAAAGTATTTGGATGAGACTTATCTCTCATCTCACTATCCATCTTAACTTCAGTATATTCTTTAAGATCTTTCACCCAAGACTTGAACATAATATTATCTTCTGTTACACAGATGAGGTAGTTAGTTCCTCTACGAACAATTTTACCTACTAATCCAGTGTTCAGGTTCTCAACTAAAGTATTCAAGTTGAAAATCTTTTTAGTTACATAGTTCTCACGAAGATTTCTCCAGTCAAACTTAGGTGCAATCTCCCAGAGACTCCACGATTCTGTCGTAACTTTCATTGCCTTACGAACAGTATTCATGATAGACTTCGCTGTCTTATCATCTACAGTGTCTGGAATACCAGTCCTAAACGTCTCAAAATCATTCTCTGATGCTGCCTTTCTCATCTTAGATGCAGACATTCCTTCTACACCTTCACCTTCTGCATCTCTCTCACCAGCTGAAATGGTTTCAATGTTTCCAAAGTCATACAACTTACCATTGTATTTCTGAGCCAAACTATCAAACTCAGATACTCTATCAGATCCAACTACGATCTGAACATCAGAATATCCTTCTGCATCTGCTGACTTGAGAGCATCAAATACAGTAACAATCCCTTCATCATTGATGATATCATCAGCATGATCAGGGAACATCTGTTTCATCAAAGAAGTCTTTTGATTAGGATCAAGTGGATTCTTCTTAGGATCAAATGATCTGGAAGGATAGATTTTCAAATCACCCTTAGCAACAGACCTCGCTTGATCTAATAACTTCTGATGACCAACAGTTGGTGGATTGAACCTACCAAATACTATTGTCAACGTCTCTCCACTTCTATCTCCACCCGATTCTTCTTCACCACTACCAGCTGGTGTCTCTTCTTCTGAGGATGATCTCTTACTTGCACCCTCATCATCACTTTTAACTACTCTTTGTATACCACTTTCTTCCTGACCACCAGTTGACTTCCTATCAGTGAACACAAGTTCCCCACCTTGTGTTCTTGCTTTAACATTTCCACCACGATCTACCCAGTTACCACTACCATCAGAAGTAAGACCCAACTTTCTTGCTTTCTCTGATGCTCTTGTGACTCTCGCTTCTGATAAAAAATTAAAGAAGTCTTTCATTTGACAATATTATCCATAGAAGTATTTATCAGACAAAATGTTTTCTGAGTTTACCCATAGATTTCTTCTCAATAAGGTGAATCATAGCGTAACTTACACCAAAGATCTTACCACATTCTCGTTGTGATTTGGCATAGAAACCATCAAGACCATAACGATGACACATAACACTATACTCACGTTCTGTGAGAACTTCTTTCATTTGATCCTTGACAATCTCTAACTCACAATCAAGTTCAGTGTAGTATTCATCAGATACCAAGTCCTCAAGAGTAGAGTTGTCACCAATTGACCTATTGAGAGACATCACAAAAGGAAGAGAGTTCTTGAGTTTAAGATGTTCTTCTGGATTACTCTTCTCCAACTTACGAAGCTTCTCTTTTACATGGGAAGGAATACGAACTTTACCATGATTATTGGTGTGAAACTTACTCACATAACAATAGATCCAATAGTAGGAATAGGTGGAGAACCTACAACCTTCTTTCGGATCAAACTTACGAATTGCTTTCAGTAACCCAATCACACCCTCTTGGAACATATCCTCAAAAGAATATTGTTCATTCCTACAATACATCTTCTTGGTAACTTTACTTACCAGACCAAGATTATGCGTAACCATCCTCTCCAAAGATCGATCACATCCTTGTTGTGCTTCCTTACACAGTTCAATTTCTTCAACGTGGGAAAGTCGTTTGGTCTTCATTAAGGGGATCAACATGTTTACTATACTAATAGTATACCGCGGTTTTACCCCAATGTCAACGTCAGATGGACAGATCTCTAAGTGACCTCTTCAACCTCTCAATCATAAACCTACCAGTTTCCAATGACTCAGAAAGAATCTTCTTGAATTCTTTATTTTTCAAGAATCTGTCAGCAAATCCACCATTCTTTTTGATATGATCAATCAACGTTGACTTTGCTGCACCATCATTCTGTTGATCAAATGCAGCCTGACTACCCATCTCTCTTGCATCTCTCCAAACTTGAGAAAGTCTTGCTCTACCTGCCTCATCTTGATCCATCAATGTGGATACAAATGCAGAATAAACCTTGTCATCTAACTTTCCTTGATTACCTCTGCCAGATTTCTTCTTCATATAACCACCAAGATCAAGTTCTTTGATCATCTCATAACCAATTCTATTCTTGACCTTAGGAAGTGACACTCCCTTAGTCTTACCAAACTTACCAATATTGCTGTTGATAGTCTTTGCAATCTTTCTATCATTCTCTGAATACAGATCAAACAATTCAGAAGTTGCACTCTCTGACAACTTACCATTTTCCATGAACAGAGAATTGACAAGTCTGGCCTTATCATTAACAGTATTAGATTCTTCAGTCAGAGCATCTCTCGTTTCATAATCCTCATCAGTAAAGTCCTTAAGTTTATCAACTTCGGTCTTATACCACTCATCCATACCCTTATCGAGTTTGGTTTGATTGAGGTTCGATGCTGTCAAGATAAAGTTATCAACATTCTCACGTTGATCTTTCATCTCCTGTGTTGGAGCTCCATCATCTTTATTGTTAAATCCTCTCACATGTTCCAGATCTGTAGCATTCAAGTCAAGATCTGCACCACTATAACCATCCTTACCACCTTGTTGTAAGAATAGTTTTGCAACCATCAAACCACGCAATCTTCCATTTGCAACACCATTTGTCTTACCAGTCAACTTGCCTCTCAGTTGATTGCCATCTTTATCAATACCTAATGAGTGTCCAGTGTAGCTGTCAGATATCTTACCTGCACCTTGAAAATTGCTCCTCAGTTTTTGTGGAAGTGCATCAAAGAATATCTCAGCTTCTTCATCAGTTACTTCAATAGCTCTAGTGGACTCTACAAACTCTTTAATTGTTTCAGGACTACCATCACCATATCCTTCTTGTAGTCTTTTTCTATTTGATTCTAGAAGTTCATAATCAACTTTACCTAATGCATTTTTACCTGCACCAGAATTAATTCTACCAGTATAACCATAAGCTAAGGACAGGGCATTAACAAAGGACTTCTTTTTATCAGGATCTTCAATCTTACCGATAGCTTCTTTAATATCGTTAATCCTTTTTTCCTGTTGCTTCGTCACTTCGCCAAGCTTTTCTTTATATTCACTTGTTACTTTTTCTACTTCATCATCTAGATCAAGGTCAGCATCTTCTTTTTCTTTTTCAGCAACTTTATCCTCAATTGTAGGGAAGTCTTCTGGTTTCTTTTCTGGTGCCTCTTCAGTTGCCTGAGGTTCTTCAGTAGGTTCCTCTTCTGCAGGAGGCTCTTCTTCAACAGCAGCAGCCGCGGCAGCCTGTTGATTTGCCATAGCAACCAGTGTGTTAGCTGCTCTCTTTACTTCCTTCTGTCTTTCTGGTGTTACCTTTCTACCACCAGTAAATTCTTTTGCCTTTTTCTCGGCATACTCTTGATCACTTATACCATCAGGAATCTGAGGAAGTGCAGTAGGTGTTGCCTGTGCACCAGAAGCATCTTGACTAAACTGGTCTAATGACTTTTTCTCAGCTTCTGTTTCTGCTTGTCCTGCAGGGGAGTTTGCCATTCTGTCTGGGAGATCATAAGGCTCCAGTCTATCACCTACATTCTTATATCTCTTCTGAGTTTTGGGATCGATATAAACACCACGAGCCTGGTGTGAATAACCAAGCTCTGATGCCTTTTCGGCTCCTTTACTTTCTTGGAGAGATCTTACATGTTTGAAATACTTAAATACATCTCTCGTCATTGATCAACCTTCCCAGGAATTAACAATCTCTTCGATACGAGCCAGTTCAGCTTCAGAGAATTCTACACCCTCTTTCTTCATCTTCTTGCCAAATCTCATGGCTTGTTGACGTTGATACTGCTTTTCAATCTTTTTCTCGTCACGTCCATACTTCTTGGACTTGCCTTGTTCGATTGATTCTTTGTCAGCAGCACGGCCGATCTGTCTATCGATCTTGGTTTGCTTTTCTTTATTGATAGGAATGAAACCTTCAGTCTCAATTTCCTCTTTCTTCATGTTCTTGGCAATGGCCTTACGTCTCTTGGCGAGAAACTCATCAGAAGAATCCTTATCACCATCATTATCGATGTCTCCATCTTCCTTACCTACGGGATCAAGTTTCTTCTCATAGATGGCTGCGTATGCATCACCCCAACCCTGTCTCAGAGAAGAATCACCTTCCTCCATAGAACCACGAGTTCTCTCAGCCTTATCATGATCGAAGTTCTTATCCTTCATAGGATCATAAGTCTTTGACTTACCACCAGCATACTTCTTCTTCATTCTATCAGCGTAAGCCTGAGGTGCTTCACCAGGCTTTCTAGCTTCAATGAGATCAGAGATCATCTCAATCAAACCACGTTTGATATTCTCTCTATCTTCATGAATCAAAGCTGCGTGAAGTTTCTGATTACCAACTTCATGAGAAACTCTGTTGTTCCACTTCTCAGTCAGAGGCTTATTCTGACGATACTTAAGGAACTCTTCCTCACAGTTTCTTTCAGCCTTATCGGTTACGGTACCAATTACAGTTTCAAATGCTTCTACAATCTGAGTGATCTTACTATCTCTCAACGAAGAAGAGACACCTTTAGATTCTTCTAAAACAGATTTAACAACACTACAAGCCTCTTCAAGATCAAGACCATACTGGAAAAGACCTTCTACAATTTCTTCACAAACTTCAACCAAATCAGACTCAAGCATTTGGCCCAAGTTCATCCCACTGATTTGATCTCTGGCTTGTGTAAGTTCTTCGCTAATAGTATCATCATGTACAGCAGAGTATGCCTTATACAGATCTCTCATATCTTGCATGGTTTCGGCCAAATAAAATCTATTATTAGTTATTTATATCTTCTAGGATTTCCTTTTCATTTTGATAAGGAACTTCCTTTCCACTATAAATGTCCCATCCTTTTTTAAGTTCTGGAACTAACCATACATCCCATTCTTTCATGCACTGCTGTCTGTTGAAATCATTACTATTACACATACCCAACACTAAGATGAACATATTAATTATTTTAAGGATAATCGATATGTCCATCTTGATTCCAAACTAACTGATGTGCCATTTGATCTCTCAACTGATTGATTCTTACCTCATCATATTTTTGAAAGTTTCCTCTCTTCTCTACTTTCTTATAGTAATGAAGAGCATTAGTGATGATAGTGTAATCATCCATTGAAAGATCAAATTTCATAAATCAACTCCAACACTCGAAGTACCAACAACTCTTGTGACACTATCTAGGGTACCTTCTCTAACATGTTTCAGATGAAATCTCATCATTTCAATCACATTATCTCTATGCATCCCTGTGATTCCATGTTGGATATCATAACCTTCGATTGTATATGATGACCACAATCCATATCTGGTTTCCCAAACATGAAATGTCTCATCAATTAGTGATTCATTCTTCCGTTGATTCTTCATTCTTTTTATTGAATCCAAAGGGGCCTTCTTTTTCTTCTTCTTTCTTGAACTGCATCGCTACAGCTCCAAGTGATTCCATAACCTTGAGAATATCTTCTGTTTTGGCACCTTCACCAAGTTCTTTGGCAACATACCAATACTTACTCCAGAAGTGTTCTCCAGCCTTCTGGTAGTCTTCAAGTGTTAATACTTTCATAGGTCTCCTTCTTTACGATTTTCAGACTGGTGAACATCAAACTCTCCACCAGGATAACGAGACTTCAGTTTATCCACATTCATCTCAATGATTTCATCAAGTGATACATTCAATCCCATACAGGCTTGTGCAACATACCACATAACATCACCCAACTCACGCTTCAGGTGGAACAGATTCTCTTCTGTCACAGGCTTACCTTGGAATACAATCTTCTTCACAACCTCAGTAAACTCACCTGCCTCTGCTGACATTCCTACAGCAGCAGTCAGAAGTCGATGTGTTTCAAATCCTTCACCCCTCAGTTCTTGAATACGATACTCAAAAGCATCTTCATCTTTACTAGGTTGAGATGTAACGGCATTTACAAACTCAAGATATGCATCAGTATTTACAGTCATTAGAATTTAAATCCCTCAAATGATTTCTTAGGTTTATCATCGTTATTATACTCTTCGTCTTGTTTGTTGTCAAGAAGATCATCCTGTGCAGACTGTTCACAATCATACAGTCTCATCTTTGCTCTGTCAATACCAACAACAAACCTCTTACAAAGGTTTGCGTCATTGTATCGATTCTTCAATTGCTTCACCAATATCTGTCCCAACTCTTCAAGCTCATCTGTTGAAATAAGGGCAAACATAAGATCAGCAGTAGCAGGGAGACCAAAGGACTCAGAAGTATCAGTAAGCTCAACATCAGAGCTACCATAACCAGAACGAGTGGTCTGGGTGGCAGATACGACAGGTACGTTCGCTTCGACAGCGAGGCCTCGAAGTTCTTCAGCAATAGACTTGACAATTGTATATGAATTGACACTACCTCCACCGCGATACCGCGAGGAAGCACATATATTAAGGTAATCAATGAAAATAATATCAGGTCTAAATGACTTCTTAAGTGCAAGCTCATTAAGAAGTGCCGAAAAATGTCCACTATGTGCACTCGCAGTTGGGTATTCTTTAATGATAAGTGTGCCTTGAGTCTTCTGTGATAGATTGTTTACCTTTGTTTCAAAGGTTTGTTTAGGAAGTTCACCTATGTCCTGAATATTTACATTCAATAGATTGGCATCAATCCTTTCTGCAATCTTCTCTTCTGCCATCTCCAAAGTAATATACAATACATTCTTACCAGAAAGAAGAACAGAAGAAGCCATATGACACATAAACAAAGACTTGCCGACACCAGTCCCAGCAAGGGCAATGTTAAGTGTTTTATTAGGTAACCCACCTTTTGTGATCTTATTGAAGTATTCCAGATCGAAAGGAATTCTATTCTCTTTCCTATGATAAGATTCGAATCTTTCTTCATAGTCTAAAAGGTAATCGTGTCCAACATGATTATCAAAACTAACTGCAAGTGCATCAGAAAGAATGGCTGGAATAGCATCAGGGTTCTTGTCCTTACTCTGTCCATCAGCAATACCAATAGATTCAACCAAAGCCAGATAGATTGCTCTATCTCTACACCACTTCTCGGTAGTATTACATAACCACTCAAACTCAGCAGGTTCATCGTTTAAGTGACTGATAAGATGTGTAATTGATTTGAATTGTTGTTCATTGATATCCTTTCGTTTACCAACTTCAATACTCAGAACTTCTTTTGTGGGTACATTGTTGTACTCATTAACAAAGTTTGAGATCTCATCGAATACAACCTTCTGGTCATTGTCTTCGAAGAAATCTTCTTGCAAAAAGGGGATAACCTTTCTAAGGTACTCTTCATTGTGAAGTAGATTACGAAGGATAAGAAACTCAATTTCATTCATAATGGACGTATGTACTCATAATATACTTCGTTTTGCTAGGTGCCAATCCAGCGTGAGGGTACTCCCACGTGGGAGGGAACACTAATACTTTACCACATCTAGGCCGAATATACAACCCACTTTGAGTGAAGTGTGTATCTCCGTCATTATTATTCAAGTAGAAGAGAAAGGCCAAAGCTCTTCTAGCAGTATCATATGATGCAACATCTACATGTTCATCAAACCTTTGTTCTCCACCTGGTTCATATCTTTTAATACGAAATTCTTCCAGAGACCTAAGCCTTGGAAGAAACTTATTATTGACATCAGAAGCATACATTCCGTATGCTTTCTGAGTATATTTTATCAACAATTCTATTACTTCTGGTTGATGTTGATTTAAGTTGAGTTGAGTGAAGCATGGTGTGTAATCATTGTTGATATACTCATGTCCACTCTCTGTATTCTCAAATACATCTATCAGTGTTTCACAGAAATCCTTTGGGATAACATCATACACTTGAACCATATGAGAATTGTTCTTTTGCAATTTCATCTAACTTTTCTAATACTTCTTGAGTAAAATACGTTTCTGGATCTTTCAGAATAGCTTTAGCATAAACCTTCTTACCATCAAACTCATAACGACCGGCAACGTTCTTCCATAGTCCACCAAGTTCTCCTAACTCTAGGAGACCATAATACTTATCAAGGCCCCTTTCATCATAATAAAGACGAACCGTTACATCTTTGTTCTCTTTACTAAGTCTTGACTTTGCTGTTTTAACTTTGATAAGGTTTCCGACAACTTCTGTTCCATCCTTTTCCTTTTTCTTGCTGAGATAAAGGATCGTAGAAGCGGCATACTTGAGGCCACTGCCTCCTCCCATTTCCTTAGTAGGGACATAAGATCCGATGACATCGTAGGTGTGATTAGTAACAATCATTGGAATTTTAGCCTGTCCCAACTTCAGGGTTAACATCCTAAATGCACCTTTAACCAACTGAGATTTGGTCATGTCACGAACTTGTTTGTCGTTAAGTGCGTCAGAAATCTCTTTCTCTGTGGATAACATACCCAAAGAGTCTAAAACAAACATACAGGGTTTGCGATCACTTTCAGGTGTCTTTAGATATATATCGACAGCCTGTAATGCCTTCTGTCGAAACTGCTCAATGGTTACAACATTAATAACAACTAATCTACTCAGGTCAATTCCACGACTCTCAAGAAGAGATTTGTTAACTGCGGCTTCAGTGTCAAAGTACAGACAGTAACCACCAGGATTACTATCCAGAAAATTCTTAACCACAGCGAGACTAAAGAAAGTCTTGCCAGTAGAAGACTCACCAGCAATGGCAGTAATCTTATTCCCAGAACAACCACCAAATATACTACCTGACAGAAGTCCGTTAAGGATGAACGAACCTGAGTCCACGTAAGTTTCTGTTTCGTCGATATCTGATGCGAGTTGTGTGTATTCATCACCAATCTCTTTTACAATCTCTTTTAAAAAATCCATACTAATCAGTTATTTTTAATTTTTCCCAATAGGGAGTTTGACCTTTTGATGCTTTCATCATAGCAATATAAGTCATTACCTCTTCTATAGAAGAAAGTATTATGGGGGGTTTAATTGGTGAGTGCCAGAGTTTGTACATTATCCGAAGAATAGTTCTAAATTTGCAACCTTTTCAACATTCCACCCAATAGAATCCAATACGACTTTTAAAGGTTCAAGGAAAGCCTTGTTAAATTGTAACTCATAATCAATATACTTGTGAAGACCAGTCTCATATGGAAAATCTGAAATAAAACTAATCACATTCTCACGAATAGGATTAGCCTTCTTCAAATACACAAACTTGATCTTATCTCCATTCTGGATGGTAGTATACTTATTATCCAGTCCTTTCTCTTTCATATAATAATTATAAAGCAAAGCTCCTCTCACATGGATTGGACACCCTTTGCCATATATTGTTGAATGGTTCTTATGTTTATTTACATCAGAAATAGAACGGGGAAATGAGAGCTCTTCTGGAGAAAGGTTATTGAATTTAGTTCTAGCATTATCAATAAACCTAATCATCTCATCTTCTGTTCCCTTCATCATCAACTTAAGGGCATCCTTAATCATAGTTCTACAAGGTGCAGGTGTTGATGACTTAACAGCTTCAATACCCATGATCTTGAGTTTGGGTTCCTCATAACGAACACCCTCACTATCCCACACATTGAGGATGTATCTCTTCTTTGCTGTCCAGATTCCACGGTCAGCGATATTCTCTCGCTTCATCTGCATCTTCTGATCATATGCGTTTACATAATCAGCCAGTTCCACATAACACTTATCGATGAAGGGTTCTAGTTGATCCTGACACACTTTATCAAGTAGATTTACAACCTTCTCTTTATCATCCTTCTGTTTAGATAAAAACTTATCTACCAAAGGTCCGAGGTTTAGATATACAGAATCAGTATCAACAGCAATCACATAATCTTTATCTGTTTTGAGGAGATCATTCAGATACTTATTGAGTTTATTCTCAATCCATCGAATAGAGGTTTGACCAGATAGTGTAATAGCTTCTGCATTTGCCAACTTATAGTATCGAAACCATTGATTACCAATGGCACCATAAGCTGAGTTCAAACAAATCTTTCTCACCATCTGGAAGTTGTTAAACTTGGCAATATCTTTTACAGTTTGGTCTCTAAGTTTTAAGAGTTGACTATCACTGAGTTTAGAATAGTCTTTATCAGATTGTATAATCTCCTCTTCTGGTCCCTCTCCAGCACCACCAATCAGATAACCCATTACTTACAAACCTCTTTTGAGTAGTTTACACCAATTCTATTTCCATAGTAGATAAAACAGTCAGTGTCCACACTGTCCTCCACCTTACTTGAACACCCAGCCATTAAAAGAATAACCAATACTATGTAACCTTTCCAATAACCCATGACCTCATACCATGTGGTACATCTGAAATAATTTCTTGAGTCAATATAGCTGCATCTTTTGGAACAACCACACAGAATCCAATACCTAGATTGAATACATTACGCATCTCTTCCTCAGCAATGTCTCCTGCTTCTTGAATCTTATTGAAGAGTTCTGGTCTCAACCAAGAGTCATAATCTACATCAACTGTCAAACCCTTAGGAAGACACCTAGGAAGGTTCTCAGGGATACCACCACCTGTGATGTGAGACATACCTAAGATAGGAACCACATCTAACAAGTCCTTAACAAGAGGAGCATAGATTGTAGTTGGTACTAACAACTCTGGCATCTCTTTATAGTAAATGTAATTTCTCCACAACATATCATTGACCAGTGTATATCCATTACTATGAAGACCACTACTCTCAATACCAATGACTAAATCACCTGCTCTGATACTTCTACCATCAACAATATCAAACTTCTCTACAATACCAGTACAGAAACCAGCAAGGTCATAGTCAGTTGCTCTAAAATGTTCAGCAGTCTCACCACCTAGGAGTTGCATATCTGCAATCCTACAACCCTCAGCAACTCCATGGATAATATCACTTACATTAGCATCAAGTGTTTTAGTAGAGATATAGTCTAGAAAATATAATGGTTTAGCGCCAGAACATATAACATCATTGACGCACATAGCAACAAGATCTTGACCGATAGTGGTGTAATCATTAGCAATCCTACAGATATTGATCTTAGTTCCAACACCATCAGCACCAGACACTAGTACAGGTCTTTCATATCCTGACGGTACTTCCATCATTCCATTAAACCCACCAACACTAGGTGATAATGTTTTGATATACTCTACAAAGGATCGTCCCTTCTGAATGTCAACACCAGATGTCTTATAGTCCATTTTTAATCTTCTCCAATTGTTCTAGTTTCCATATGATATAGTCAATCGTTGGAATACACTGAGGATTCCATCCAACAAACCCATATGTTTGTTCACTAGGCATCTTCCAACATTCAGCATCATCATTCTCAAGATCTAATGACTTACGATACTCTTCCTCACCAAACATAACAACTGCTCGTTCTGCTTGGTTCAAACTCTTGAAACAATCAAAAGAATTTCTTCTAATGATTTCAGGGATTTTGTGTTTCATTTTCCAAATAGTATACTACAAACTACATACAATCCCATTGCAGACCAGTATCCTAAGGTTGTCAATCCAAAAATACCTGGTATTACAGCATTCCATACTAACATAACAATTAGAGGACTTACAAATAATTTTATCAGTATTTTACATAATGATTCTTTTTGTTTAGGGTTCATAGTCCTCTCCTCTTCATCTCACCTTCAATATCAACTAACTTTTGTTTACTCTTCAACATCTCACCTTTGAATGCCTTACGTTCTGCATACATCTTCTCCATCAATTCAGGAAGGAAACCTTTAACATCCTTACGGAACATAGCTCCGTTAGCACATACTGCATAATCATTATACATCTCAAAGGTGAGTTTCTCATTAAGAATCTTATCGACAGTAACTGATGGATGTTTCTCTTCCAAAAGAGTTTCAGGTGAGATGTTGTATTGCATCATCAGGTGAGGATACAGAGAGTTAAGGTCAAAAGATACAACCCAATCATATACACCAGGAACAGGTTCTTTAACATAAGCTCCAGCAAACTTCTCATCCTTAGCAGATGTTTGTTTCTGAGGAATTACAATATTCCTCTTCTTCAGATAGTTATAGATGATCGTATCCCACAACTTTACTTGACCCATAGGATCAACAAAGTTCACTTTGGCATCAAATGCCATAGTAATAACCAGTTCAATCAAACGGAGTTTGTCCTCCATCCTATCAACAAGTTCCACGTCAACGATGTTGTAATCTACAAACTTCTTCCAGTTACCATCATAGAACTCTTTGAAGGTATTGAACTCTGAGTGGTCCAACTTCTTCTGTCCAAGTTCTACCTCAGCAATAAAGTCCAGTTTATAGCTCTCCCTATTCACATAAGTAAATTTCTTATAAAGTTCCAGAAAATCCAAAACAGTCACACCAGCCATGGTATAAACATTGTTTGGACGACCATGAATAAACACCTCATCATGAGACACAATGCCCCAAGGAGAGAACCTCCTCACATTTCTGTCTCCCATGATACGAGACACACGGCCAAGAAGATAAGGGATATCATAGAAACGACAGTTCCACCCTGTCACAACCTCAGGAGGATCTGTAGACCACCAATGGATGAATGCATTCAACATATCAATCTCATCTTCATAATGATGATATGTCACATTCTTTTGAGTAGGTGTATATGGTTTCCTACCCCAAGTAATGATGTTTTTGGTTGTGTAATCTTGAATGGAGATGGTCAACATCTCCTCGGCACAAGAATCAGGTGAAGGGAATCCATCTTCTGACTTCACCTCAATATCAATAGTGACCAGTTTGATCTTCTTAATATCCCATTTGATTTCATTTTGGGGATACTTTTCAGAGATATATTGGTAGAGATACTTCTCATTACCATAGATCTTGAAACCATCTACACCTTCGTACTTCTTATAGAACTCTCTACAATCTCTTACATTTCCAGGTTGAATAGGTTCAACATTCTCACCTTCGAGTGTTTTCCACTCACTTTCTTTCTTGGATTTCACATACAGAGTAGGGAAAAACTCTTCCTTATACTGAACACGTCGTCCATTCTCATAACCACGAACCAGGAACTCATTCCTGACCATTTGAATGTTGGTGTAAAAATCCAAGATTACTCCTTCACCAGGTCTGTGTACTTGTCTACCAGTGTACCATTAGGTTCCACAATAGTCAAGATCTTATCTGAGTGGATCATAAAGGTATTTTGATTGGTAATATTAACCAACCAAGGTGATAAGGTTTGGTTATCATTGACAACAAAGGGTTCTGTCAGTTTACAATCTGCTTCACCCATATCTCCACCAATCTCTTCAATCTGAGTCAACAGATTCAGGTTGTTCGTCAGTACTAGTAGCTTCGGCTTCATTGATTTCCTCTAATCTCTTATTAAACATATCCCTCACTTCGTCATGAGGGTTCACAATAGTAATAACCCAGTCAGAAGGAATAGGAATAGTCCTATCCTTACTTAAAGGGAGCCATGGTATCATCTGAATTCTAGTACGATGTTGAGTGGTACCATCTTTTGGTACATCAGCGACAAGTTTTACCCTATGTGGAACATCAAGATAGTATCCGAATACCCTCTTCTCCTCTCCATCTGGTACAATCATCTCCTGCACATCCGCTACAACATCTTCTCCAGATTTAAGAAGTAATAGTTTTACAGTCATTTTTTCAGTTGTTTATGAATCATTATACCGCAAAAAGACCCTTGGTTTTAGCCAAAGGTCTTTTCTGCGACGATATTTGGGGATTACCCAAACTTATTTATTGTCACTTCCTCCAAGGAAGAAACGTCTTTTTCTTGATTCTGGGATGATACGAGAAAGTGATACGATCAAAAGGCCGTTTTCAAAGGTCACATCAGACACTTCAGTGTCTTCTGAGATGGACCAGGACCGAGTGAAGGACCGTTGAGCCAGACCACGATGAAGGTAGGTGTGACCCTCCTCCTTATCCTTAGAACCCTCCACAACGAGGTTTCCACGTTCCGTATAGACCTTTACCTCATCGTTTGTAAACCCAGCCAGAGCCAGTTCTAGACGGGACTCATCCTCTGAAACCTGCACAAGGTTGTATGGGGGATAGTTCTGTGCTTCATAGCTGAAGATACGATCAAAGTAAGTATCCATACCAATCGTATTTCTCTGTAGCCTCTCCATCAATTGATTGATGTTTGCAGTATTGTACTTAGCGAGTGTCATTTGTTGCTCCTTATTAAGCGAGTTTGAAGTGTGTAGCCTCTTTCGACGACCACATACTAATTATAACAGATGGCACAAAAAAGGGGAGTCGGAACTCCCTACTTTTTATTGGGGGGTTTCACTACCCTGTTGTTTTCTGGATCCAATATTGTACTTCTGTTCCAAAATCCATTCTTGCTTTTCCCTGTAAGGAAGAACTTTAATTTGATTCAATGGTGCAATGTTCTCAATCGATTCATCATTGACTATAGAAAGTAATCCCCAATCAACAAGAAGGCGAGTAATACGATTCCTACGCTGAACATCATTAACAGTAAGATTAGCGTATTTGCCATCGAGAGCAAACAACTCTTTAAAGTGTACAATGTAATATTTACCCTGTTTATGTAAGATATGACAAGACTGATATAACTTCTTTTCTTTTCTAGAAGCAACACCAATCCTTGTCAGTGTTTCTCTAACTTTCAAGAAGTCATCAGGTGCATTTAGAACAATTTCAACCATTTCTGATTGAGACCATTCTACCCTAGGCTCAATAGTTTGACTCATTTCTTTCCACCAGTGTCAAGTCTTTGTTTAATGTATTCCAGTTGTTCAGGAGTCAAAATCTTCATAACTTGAGATGCCTTTTCATTACTATAACCATAGTAAGTTTTTACATAATCAAGATCTGATACCTTTTCCTTCCGAAGCCAAGGAGAGAATCTCTTCCTTTTTCTCAATATATTTAGATAAAAATTATATTGCATATCTTTATCAAGAAAATGGTACTTGTTCATCTCATTGGCTTGAACAATACAATCCATGTGACCTGACAGGCACTTATTAATAATATAGGGTGGATACTCTTTAACGATATAGGGTTCTGCTTTAATAAGGTTTTCCTTATTAAAGTTTATAGAGTTCAACCAATCTTTCAATTCAATAGACATAAATCAGAGAATCAACTTCTTACTAGGGGTTTCAATTGGAGAGAAGATCTTCTTGTAGTTTTCTACAATCTCATCTCTTGCATCAATCACATAAACAATGTAATCTTTAGATACTTTAATAGTATTCTCATCCTTAGCAAGAGTAGACCAAGGTGCAAAACCAACTTGACCTTGAGCATTGGGAATAGCAACAAGAGGATGCTCTACCTCAATACTATTCTCATCTTCACTGATTTGAGTATAGATTACCTCTTCACCGGTATTCATTCGTAATACTTTGACTTCCATCTTTTAACCTCCATCAATTTGACAACCGACTAATGCTCCACCAATAATTCCAGCTGGAATACTCCAGATCCAGTTTTCTTGAGTGGATAGAGTGCCTCCAGCAGCACCTCCAGCAATTCCACCGATAATACTACCTTCAACACAGGAATTATCATCTCCCTGACGGGGAGCAGGTCGAGTGTTTCCACCAGTATTATAGGAGTTTTCACAAGGAACTTCTACTCTTTCATTCCATGTTCTAACTCTTCCTGGATTTCCTCGTGTTCCAGGAATGTACTCTTCACGATAAACTGTCTCATAACAGTTCGTTTGTTCTGTTCCGCCACCTTGACGATAGTCAGCCATTACAGGACTACCAAATGCCAGTACCAGAATAGGGATTAGATACTTCATTGAATCTCCTCAATATTGAATATCTCCCAGTCTTCAATTACTGTGTTTGCAAGTAATCTATCACTGAGAAGTTTTAATTGTTCGTTCATTGATTCTTCATCATCAGAATCGATATACATCTCAATCAACTTACCCATTCTCAACTTTTCAATATTCAAATCGGAAAGTCTTCCACAAGCTCCTCTAACAGCATTACCTGCAGAGTCATCAACTTGGGCTCTCAATCTGGTGTATATCGTAGCTTTGTACTTCATTTAAAATCACACTCCACCATTATTTCAGTCAAACAAGCAAGCATATTTATTTCTTGGTCAGCAACGAATGAACTTTGGTACTGATACTTCGCAATAATAAGTACAGCGGCAGCGATACCAGGACCATCAAGATGGGAGTAGACTGCATCGTATACAGAACGAAGAAGTACAGTGGGGTCGTTATCAAGATTATCAACAACCCACTTACGAGTTGCCGCGAAATCTTTGGTTTTGAGTTTTTTGAAGAGGTCATTCGTTTTTACATTTGAAAAACTAGCAAGAATACCTGTATCAATCTTACCACTGACAGAGTATCTTTGTAGTTCATTAAGAACCCGTCTCCAGTCAGGGAAGTGTTTCTGAATCAGTTCAACTAGAACTTTTGGATCATATTCCACACCTTCTGTCTCAAGTATAGTCCTGAGACGGTTGAAAAAGTTCGCTGCGAGTTCTTGTCGTTCTTTTCCTCTGATGGCAAAGTCGATGACTGCACATCTGGAGTGGAGGGGGGAGATGATTTTGTTTTTGTAATTACAGGTGAAGATGAATCTGCAATTGCCAATGAACTCCTCAGTAAACGCCCGTAAGCAGAGTTGAACATCTGGGGTTGTGTTGTCAGCTTCGTCAATGATGATGACTTTGTGTTTAGCACTTGACGAAAGTGAGACGGTCGAAGCGAAATTCTTCGCATTGTTTCTGACGGTATCAAGGAATCGTCCTTCATCGGATCCGTTGATGACATAATAGTCTACTCCTAATTCGTTACAGAGGGCTTTAGCGACAGTGGTTTTACCACATCCAGGTGGTCCAGATAAAAGTAGATTGGGTACTTCACCCTTCTCTACAAATTGTTTGAACATATTCTTGATCCCATCAGGGAGAATACATTCTTCAATAGTCTGTGGTCGATAAGATTCAACCCAGACAAATTCATTACGACTCATCAACTAACCTCAAAATAAAAGAATCACCATCAGGAATCCATTCTAACAGATCACCTTCTTTCCATCCAGTTTCCTGTAGGATTTCTTCAGTGAATGTTAGGATTCCATCATCACTAACTTTCAATATGGTGTTCATACGAACTGCCTTAACTTAGTTAGTATAATTTTATATGCCTCCACTATATCACCTTCTCCTTTACGGAACAAGTCCTTATCGAACCTTTCTCCTTTCCCTTTACTCCATAACCTCATGTTATCTGGTGAAAGTTCATCAGCCAGATAGAGATCACCATGAGCATCATATCCAAACTCAAGTTTAAAATCAACCAAATCAATACCACACATCAAGAAGAGTTGTTGTAATAACACATTGATATCTAATGTTTTTTCAATCAATGGTTGTGTATTGATACCCATCAACCTCACACGATCTGGTGTAAGGAGTGGATCATTCTTTGTATCATCCTTGAGAAAGAACTCAACAATAGGTGGTTGGATAACCATACCTTCATTGAGATTGGTGGTCCTTACGATAGAACCAGCTGCGATATTCCTACAGATAACTTCTACAGGAACAATCTCAAGTTTCTTGCACTTCATAGTATTCAATGAAGGGCAATCAATGAAGTGAGTTCTGATTGAGTTACTTTCCAGATACTCAAACAACATTGCTGACATAAGACAACAGATCGTACCCTTTCCTTTTGGGTAATCAATCATCTGTCCGTTTCCAGCAGTCACGCAATCTTCATACTGAACCAATACCTCTTGAGGTTCATTAGTTGCATAGAGTGTTTTTACTTTTCCTTTTAAAATTTCAGTCATACCCATTCAGGTTTACGATTAGGTAGGCGAAGGTAGTTATCCTTCACCCATGGTTTAGAACCAATGTACATCTTATATGCATCAAAGGTTGTGATACCAGTATCTAGCTTGAACTCATCAGGCATTGCCCTGACGAAAGGGGTGGTCACCTTGCCAGACCTTCCTGTAGGGTCTCCAGTGGGGAGAATCTCCTTCGCAGCTAGTAAAGTGTGGTGACACGTATGGACCTTGCCATACCTCTGTGTGTACTCCTCACAGAGGGCCAGACCATGGTGAAGGAGCCACTGCCAGTTCATCACGAACTCGTTGGCCCAGAGGGTACAGGGGTGGTTACGGAAGGCTCCTTTCTCAGTTGAGTAGGGAGTTCCGTCAGCCTTAGGAAGGGTACCAAACCCATGACCCCATTTGTCAGAACATACGATAGAAAGCATCTGACAGGTCTCTAAAGGCATCTTGACAATGTGCTTATCAGGAAGAACTTGTGCAGACTCTACAGGAGAATCACTAGTGACAAAGATGTTCATAAGAAATTAGAATTCAACAGTACTCTAACAGGTACATCATAAGCACACATTCCTGTGTGAAGATGATTTCCTTCAAAAATAAACAATCTGTTAGATACTGAATCAACTCTCATCATTTCAGTAAGACCGTTTACTTGTTTGGATGTTAGGGAGTTTCCATAGGAACCAATGGATCCTTTTCCGAATCCCCGATGAGTTTCGTAACCCTGTGTTTCATTATAGACCACCGTTGGCGACCCACAGGTGTGGAGATACAGAATTGTTGTAAAATGTTTCAATGGTATATCCACATGAGGGTGGAACTTAATTTCCTTTCCCCTATGTGTAGTGAGATCTAATCTAGTTCTAACTAGTTTTTTAAATCCAAATTCACTCCCATACCTCATCAGTATCTTGTTATTGATACGTTGAACTAAGGGAGTGTTTTTCTTATCCTGATATTTACAACCAGGTTCATCCATATGGATGAAGTTAAAACCAAATCCATATCCAGTTTTATCAACTTCTGTATCAGGTAATCCAGAAGAACCACCTGTAATACTTGGTATGTGATAATACTCTTGGTCGTATGTTAGTGAATTTACTATGTCATCAAAGTTTTCATCATCTATAAAATTATCTACAATTTTATATTTCATAGTAAATGACACAGTTTATCAACCGAAGGTAGAATCCGGTTCAAGTGCGATGTAATACGTCACGTCAATATTCTGATTAGTGAAACGAGAAAGGAGTTTAGATGATACAACTACATCATAGTTACCAGGTACAATCTTAAGGTTCTCTTCTTTGAAGTTGAATACAAACTCATCTTCTGTCTCACCAACAATGATAGAGAAGTCATTAGAAGTGTTATTCTTCTTGTCTCGTGCAACCAGTTTGATCACACCGTTCTCACCAATCACAGATACATCAGGAAGTTGATAGATCGATGATGCCTTCTTGAGTTTCTCAAGTTGTTGTGAGGACAACTCAAAGGACACATCCTCAGAGGGAAGAGTGATCTCCTTATCGGGGGGTGCAACGATCACAGAAGGATCTGCGAAGAAGTACTTAGACCTCATACGACCTTCTTTGATGACGACATACTCATCATTAGTGAAGTCCAGTTCAGGACTTGCGTGAAGGGAGAGACCATTAAGGAATTGGTTCAGATCATAGATACCAAAGTCCTTATCAAACTCTTCAGCAACGTTTGCCTCCACCAGAATGTTCTTCATCACAGAAATGGTACGAAGTTTGGTACCCTCTTTGAAGAGAATAGATTGATTGATAGAAGAGAAGTTCTTCAGAAGATTTACAGTGGATTCAGAAAGTTTCATAATTTGTTGTTTAGAGTTCGATTATTGAGGGTATTGTTCAAGTTTTGCGTTTTTGTCGTTGAAGAACATTAGAAGAACAGCATAGTGGAGAATCTTTGTAATGTCACGTCGTGCTGTTCCTTTCTTATCATATCGTGATGCATACTTCAGGATGTTACTCCTACAGAATGCTTCACCATCACCACATGCTTCGATGAGATCTAGAGTTTGAATCTTACTCTCACCTGCTGAGTAGTGTTGATTGTATGTTCCTCTGATGTACTCAAGAAGTTCATTTACAATCTCCTCCTCATTATACTTAAGTTTCTTGTATACTGGAGCATTAGGGTCTCTGTTCCTCTCAGTATCATAATAGTGTTCAGAGTGTTCCATAGTAAAGAAGGGGAGGTTTATCTCCCCATATTATATCAGAAGTTTACCTTTCCTTCAACAGTTTCACCATTGTATTCTACAGTGAATGACTGTGACATCTCAAAGTCGATATCCACTTTATCATACAACTCAATGAATGACTGTTTGGTTTCATCATCGAAACGATTCAAACAAACTTTGATTGCCTTGGTCTTATCACCAAAGATCTCATATGCTTTGACGATATGAACCAACCTACGGGTACTGATAACCTCTTCGATACCTCCATCGTTGAAGGTTTTACGAATGATATCAGCCCAATCAGCTAGGTGCTTACAGAACTTCTCATCCTTACATAGGATACCAAGGATCTTCTGTTCAGTAGCTGGTGAAGGATACTCTTGTTCAAGAGTGATACAGAACCTTTCAAGGAAGGCTTCATTCAATACATTGGTACCGATGAACCTACCATCATCAGATCCCTTACCCTTGGTGTTTGCTGTTGCAATTACAGTGAAACCATCTTTGGGTTTCACAAACTTACCAATCTTCTTGAGGAAGACACCCTTACCTTCAAGGATAGATTGGAGACACAAGATCTTATTGGATGCCAGGTCAACCTCATCTAGAAGCAACACTGCTCCACGTTCCAGAGCCTCGATGACTGGACCATTATGCCAAACAGTTTCACCATTAACCAAACGGAAGCCACCAATAAGGTCATCCTCATCAGTCTCGATAGTAATGTTGACACGGATTAGTTCCCTCTTGAGTTGAGCACATGCCTGTTCAACACCAAAGGTTTTACCGTTACCAGACAATCCAGTAATGAATGTAGGGTAGAATAGACCAGATTTAATAATCTTTTTGATATCATTGAAGTTACCGAATGGAACATATGATTGATCTTTGTCAGGTACTAGGTTCTCTTCAGTATGATTTTCTACAGCTGGAGTTTGATATGTTTCTTCTAATTCTTCTTTGATTTCTTGAACGGTGAGTTCCCATTTACCACGACCAGATTTATACTGATCGATTTTCTTAGTAACTGTTGGGTAAGAAGTACCATGCATCGCACACCAGGCCCGGATATCACCTGTTCGTACAGTCTCACCATAAATGGATTGGAGAGATGATACAATGTATTCAGTGGAAAGTGTCATAATAAAGGGGTTCTACAATAATGAAGCAGTTTAGGGGTGAGTAACTTTAACTAGTTTCAGTTTAAGAGATTTGAGAGCCTGTTTACGGGCCTTAAGGACACCCTTACAAGTGCCCTTTGTTTTCTTCTCTTTACCTGAATTGTGTACCCAATTGGGTGTTGACATGACTAACAGACCAGATCCATGAATTGACTGAGAACTTTCTTATTTAGAGTTTTAGCTTTGAGTGACTTCATAAATGATGATTTGATTTTGGATTTTGTTGCGTTGTTCTCAACTTCAAAGGTCGAATCACTATCGAGTGAATTCTGAATCATAACGAAGTATGCATCGAATCCAGAGTCATTGATCCTATAACTCTTATCTTTACGAGCAACCTTAGATTGTTCCTCTGTAATGTATTGATACCTCTTCACAAAGGGAACAAAATCTCTAGATGAGATGAGACGAATACCAATGAAGTTAGTATCAGGAAAGGTCTGTTTTAGATCCTTCAACATAACATCAGTGAACTTCCAGTATTCATAATCAAGTTGGTAAGTGTGACCAGTTTTACGATTACGAAGGAAACCATTTGCTACACACGACCGAGGACACATGCTACCATTATAAGTACTATATCCAAAGTGATTTAGTTGGTGAGCTTCACCATCAGTGAGAATAACACACTGAACCTTCTGGAGGTTATTCTCTTTCTTAAACTTAGGAATAATCGTGTGAAGGGCCACCATTGATTCATTCAAAGGTGTACCAGACAAGTTAACCTGACCAGGAGGAGCATAAGAAACATAGTGACGGAAAGAATATGCAACTCTGAATAGATTCTTCATCTGAGTCTCAAGTGTTTTCTTATTGACTTTGGAAGTCAACACATTCATGAATGAGAAGTCACTATCAATAGTAAAGTTACCTTCTATAAATTCATTATGAAAACTATCACGTTCGGTTTCTCTTACTCTGATGTTGTAGGAACTAGTGAAAGCATATACATCAAAGGGAATATTAACCTTACTACAGAACCAAACAAGGTTGTAAAGTTGTTTGATAGTACTCTCCATACAATCAGCCATAGAACCAGACCAATCTAAGACGAAGATCAATCCGTGATTCTTACCATCAGGAACGACAGATACCTTCCTGAATAGATCTTCATTATACTTGTAAGTATGAAGTTTAGTACAATCAAGAACACCAGTTCGTGCTGTGGTTGTTCTAGCGTAAGCGTCAGCTGACTTCTTACACTCAAACTCTTTAACCAGATAACTCACTTCACGTTGTGCAGTTTTCTTAAAGTTGTTGTATATGGAATCAACATATTGAAATGTTCCTTCAGGATATGTTTTAAATTGAATCGTTATAGCATCATGAATATCTTTATTAGGATTAACAATCTTTTCATACTCTAACTTAGGGACTTCATAATACTCATTACCACGACCTTCTCCAATTAAACCATTCAACTCAGATACATTCTCATTGAATATCTCATCAGTTGTAACTTCTGGTTCAGATTGTGTAACTTCTTCTCCAGATGAACTAGGATCGATATCAGTTTCTGTACTATCACCCTCACCTTCAGAATCACTATCTTCTTGTTCACCTTCTTTCTTTTCTTCTCCCTTCTGGTTACCTTCAGTTGTATCATTAAGTTCTGGTTCTTGATTATTCAACTCATCCTTACAGAACTTGTAAATCTTTTCAGCTACATCTAACGCATCTTTGAATGATTCGCTCTCACCTACAAGATCAACAAGTTCTTGTTCTACTTCTGTAAAAGGAATCTTACTGAAGTTTCCAATCTTGTAGTGTAGATTGATACGATCAGCCAGATTCATCTCACTGATATCAGTATCTTCAAGTTCAAAGAAATCAGATTCAGATAACTCTTCATATCCACGATAAAAAGATTTACATAATCCAGGAAACCTACGTTTCATAAGTTTCTCAATCCTAGCATCTTCTGTGATATTCACAAAAGATCTAGGTATTCTTTTTTCCCAATCCCATTCATTAGGAGTATAAAGAGCGTGTCCTACTTCATGACCAACCAACATATCATATACAGTGTTAGAAGCTCTCTTCCACATTGGAAGTGTAAGAACTCTCTTCTCAACATCAAATGATGCTGTACTTACATCACGATTCTCTACTACCAAATCTTCTGTAGCAAGGAGTTTAGCAAGTTGTGATTTGATCTCGTAATTAACCATGGTGTAAGTGTCTCTCAGATATAAAGCATTTTAGAGGTGAGTAATATTATTTTTGAGAGGGTTCTATCAGTTTAGTAATTGGCACACCAAACCCCGACATTTCTGCCGGGGTTCTTAGGTAGGATTCTCCTTTTAAGTTTTTATAGAAATTATGTTGTCAGAATGTACCTACAGAATCTTTTTGCTTCGTGATCAGGAATGTCGCACTCGGTAATACATTGAAAGTATTCCGTCACTTGATCATAGCGTTCCTCCTCTGTGTTTTTCTCATCCCACTCCCAAGTTGCTAGCTCGTTACGTGATATCAAATTTTTCATGTTATAACCTCTCATGAGATTCTCATTATATAGTCAGGGTATCCTAACTTTATGAAGTTTTAGTATTCTTCATACTTTCCTTGAGAACCCTTTACACTTCTCAAACTTGACTACTTCTTGGAACTTATCTTCGAGTCCAGTTTTGTGAGAGATCACAAATATATTAGCATCTGTAATTTGATATCTAATAATCTTGAGGAACTCATCAGTCCCAAATCCATCCAGTGAAGAATCGAAAACCTCATCAAGGATTAAGAGGTTAGTATTCACAGAGTTCTTGAACCTAGCAACCTCTCTCCATGTGAATAGAAGTGCCAAATCAATTCTCATCTTCTCCCCTTCACTGAATGAAGAGTATGAGAAGTCCTCATGAATGGGTGATTCAATTGTCTCATTAAATTCATCATCAAGTTTGAAATTAATGTAGAACTCCATCATCTGGAGATACTTATTGACTGACTGATTGATCAGTGGAAGATACTTCTTAATAATTTTTGTCTTAACTCCACCATCCTTCAGAAGGTTATATGTGAAATCATAATATGAAATATCTTCTCTCTTCTTTCCTAACTCCTCATATGTGTTTTGTAGCGATTCTCTGAAACCTTCAAGCTTCTGGTGTTCAGAATTTCTGTCTTCAAGTTGTGAGGTAAGTTTTTGAATTTCAGATTCATGTTGCCTGATCTGTCTTTGACAACTAGAGATCTTAGTGTTGTTAGAAGTAATGTCATTAAGTAAGTTACTTATGTCTCCTGAAATAGATTTGAAGTGAGACTCTCTGTTTTCTTCCTCTTTGATCACATTTAAGAGTTTCTCGTACTCTTTCTGTAAATCCTTTGCTTTAAGTTGAGAGTCTTCGATTCTATTTAACCTAAACGATTCTTCAATGTGCTGATCACAGGTAGGACAAACCGCATTATCGTTAAAAAACTTATGATCTTTAACTAATGTAGAGATCTTCTGTGAGATCTTACCCTTAAAACTTCCATACTCACGAAGTTTCTTACTGGAATCAGAATATTCTTCAAGTTCTTTCTGAAGTTGTTCAAGTAATTGATTACTATTTGAAGACTCATGAATCAACTCATTCTCTTCTGATACAAGATCTGTAATCTTACTTTGTCTCTGTTTGATATCATCCTGACTTCTGTTTTCCAACTCATCAATAAAGTTCTTCTGCATCTCAACTTTATCACTGAGTGATTCTTTCTTCAGTTCTAGAGTTCTAATATTTTCTCTCAACCCACGAATCTTATCTTTGATCAACACATTCATAGATGAGAAGATCTTAATGTCCAACAGATCCTCAACCACCTCTCTCCTACTGGATGTAGGGAGTTGCATAAAGGGAACAAAGGTGGATGAACCTAGGATAACGATCTGTGTGAAACTCTTATAGTTCATCTTCAGAACATTCTGTTCCAACCACTTCTGTTGATCATTAGCAGATGCCTTTTGATCTAACTCTTCACCATTACGCCAGATCTTAAATGTGTTAGGTTTGATTCCCCTCTCAACCTTCCACTCAACCTTATTCACATTGAACTCAATCTCAACTACCGTACCCTTATCATTGGTAGTATTGATGAGTTGATTCTTATTGATTTTACGAAATGCCTTTCCGTAGAGTGAAAAGCATAATGCATCAAGGATAGTGCTTTTCCCTGCCCCATTGGTTCCAATAATAAGAGTAGTTGAATCTTTGTTTAGTTCAACTTCGGTAAAGTGATTGCCGGTAGAAAGTAGGTTCTTCCAACGAATCTTTTCAAACAAAATCATGAGCGTTATCAGGGGGAATCACAACATCATTGGGGGTAATAACAGTATACCTATGTTCATGTAGTTCACATGTTCTTATCATAAGTTCGTCATCTATTTCCAAAACCTTAAGTTTTGGATAGTCGAGTAATTCGAGTTGCATGGCGTATCTAACAGCATCATCCTCTTGAGTAAAGATATAAAGAACTTGTTCCCCATCTTCATCAACAACAGAATATGCTCCATCCTTCTCTTTACCTACAACTGTGATAATATACATCAGACAAGTTCACATGCTTCTTGGTATATCGATCTCATTACATTCTGAATACGTTCTGTATCCAAATCAGTCTCTGAATCGTTAATATATCTATCTAAGATAGAAAGTGTATCTTCTGATTCTTCAATCTCAAACTCTTCTGATTCTATCAGTTGGAAGTTCTCGATGATTTTAAGATCATGTACGCCAACAGAATAGAGTTTATCAATAAACTTTTCAAACTTAGTGATATTAGTTTTCTTCTTGACAATAACCTTGACAATCTTATTCTCATACTTTGTAACATCAAACATCTGATGATCCGTGTCTTCATAGTAGATGTTATGGAATAATTCGTATGGGTTATCGACCGGAGTATGATCTAGTGTCTCTGTATCAAAGATATGAAATCCTCTAGTATCATTCACATCATTCCAGAACATTTGATAGGGATTACCTAAGTAGAAGATCTTTCCGTCTGACGATCTAGTGTGATAGTGTCCCGAGAAGACTTTCCTGTACTTCTCAAATAGTTGGCTGTCCATACCATTTTCCATGACGCAGCCACGATGAGCTCTGAATCCTGACAACTCAAGGTGCCCCATCGCACAAATGCAATTTGAATCTTTAATAGATTTGACGCTACTCTGATAATTTTGTTCATTAATCCATGGAATAAAGAGAATTTCTAATCCACCCACATTCACTTCTGTTGTGGATGAATACACCTTAACATTATTATACTCTTTCAACAATAAGTCAACAGCGTTAATATCATTTGTGTTTTTGTAGTATGCATCATGATTACCTACCATGAGATGCATTGTGATTCCTCGTTCTTTAATAGGCTCAAAGACAACTCTCTTTGCCCATTCTAGTGAAGTGAAATCAATACCTTTACGGCTATCAAAGGCATCACCCATATGGATAATAGTATCAATGCCTTCACTATCAATAGTGGGGAAAAAGATGTCTCTATAAAACTTTTCAAAATAATCATGAAACAGTCTAGAACTTTTTCTGGCCCCATAATGAGTGTCCGTTATGATAGCAACTTTCATATAATCAGTATCTCAACTTAGAATGCACTGCATCTTTAATTGAATTATACTCTGAGTAGTTTGAACTGTCAAGATCATTAGAATCAAAGACCTCATCAAAGTCGGTCTTCTCAAGAATCTTATTCTTAATCTCTAGTTGCTTCTTCTCCATAGAGATTCTACGAAGGAAGGCAAAGTAGATGATTTGTGTGAAGTATGCAAAGGGATTCTTTGACTTCTCAGGACTGAAGTTATGAATATATCTTACACAATTCTCAATACCATCACAGATCATATCATCCTTGAACATGTAGTTCACAAAGTTAGGCTTATATGATAAGTGATTAGCAATCTTAAGGAAACATTCTCCAATGTAACGAGGAATCTGTGGTTTAGGCTTATCGTTGAGTTTAGCTCTTTCTACTTCTGCAAAGTAGTTTTCAAGAGCATTAAGAAACTCTTTGTTGTTAACGTAATGCTCTGGTTTAGCTCTTTTTCTTGCCATTGTTCCATAGGGTTTTGCTACATTCATGTTCCATAATCAGTTTCAATTATTATACCTCATTATCAGGGACTTAACAAACTTAGTCCATATGGGTAGAATAGGTTTGTGACCTTTGAAGGGATGGGCTTAGCTAGACTTAAAGAGATTCTCTAAAGACTTCTTGGTATCCTCTACAGTACCCAAGTATCCCATTTCCCTGTTGAGTTCAGAATAATTACTCTTAAACATCTTACCAACATAGTCTTCATAGAAACAGATCATCTCCATTGAATCTGATTCAGAAATAGTTAATACATCATCCATATTAAGAATAAACATATCTTGAGAAGAAGTCTTTAACCAAGGCTCCATCTTATAAGCCTGTCTACCTCTTGTCTTTATAAACTCAACTACAATCGGATTAGAAAGAATCAATACTGTTCTATCTTCCTCTTCTGATGCAGCCACCTTTGTGAATATCTCTTCTCCTGAATACTTTAGTTTAATTGTTGCGTAAAATTCCTCTTCTATACCCATAGGTTAGTCTCCTAGTCTTTGATATTGATTGATGTGATGTCATAATTGAATTGTTCTTGATTGTATATCTTCACTCGTTCAATGAAGTGATTCAATGTATAGTTCTTACGACTATTGAGAGTGGTATCATCTGCAATGTCATAAAGCTTTGCTTTCACTTTGTTCTTGCCTTTTCTAAGGACTCTACCAATAGACTGAAGATTACGAATCCTAGACTTAGATGGAGAGGCAAAGATTACATTATGTAGATTTTTAATATTGATTCCAGTACTGAATGTTCCGTAAGAAGCCACGATTATAGCGTTATTCTGTTCCTCAGTAATACGCCTGACCTCTTCTCTATCCTCAGTATCTACACCACCATGAATAAAGAAGACCTTTCTGCCTTCCTTTACTTTGTTATTTATCTGGTCATAAAGTATAGCTCCATGAGATTCTACTCTTGCAAATAACACAAGAGTATTACCTTCCAGGTCTACAGCTAGATTGGATATGAAGTTTGTTCTTTTAGGATGACTAATCAAGAACTGAATCTCATCTTCAAATGTATCAAACTTCTGTGGTGCATACTTCAATACAATACATTGAATATCCAATGTTGCAAGATGTCCTTCATCAATAAGTTTCTTTGTTTGTGTTACCTTGTATGATGGTCCAAACAATCCCTCTAACACCCACTTATGGGTCTGTGTGCCATCTAAAGTACCTGTGAACCCATATCTATACTTTGCATGATGCAACTTGTCCATGATGGTTACAAGTGACTTACTCTTAAAGAGATGAGCTTCATCACCTATCACAACATCATAATCTTCAAAGAAGTTTCTATCTAACTGATAGACAGATTGCCAAGTGGTGATAGTAACCTCATTTGTATTGACTCTTTCTCTTCCTGCATATATCCTATGACAATGATTTCCAGCATCCCAACCATAGGATTCAAAATCTTTATACATCTGTTCTACAAGTGATGTGGTGGGAACCACAAGTAAAACCTTTCTCTTTAGACCAACATGAAATCTCACAACAGAGTAAATCATAAATGACTTACCAGATGCAGTTGGTGAGATGAGAAGTTTTCTATTATATCTTAGTGCATCATATACTGCATCAATCTGATAGTCTCTTGCCTTAATATCAGTTCCAACAATAGATGACATGTAATCTTTGACACCTTCTTTTGAAATCATCTCATTGACTTCAAAAGGTAATCCATAAAACTTATTATTTTTAAACTCGTAACTATATCCTATAGATTCACAGAAAGCTACAATCTTATCAAGCAGGCCAACATAGATCCTCTTTGTTCTCATATCGAACAAATGAATCTCTCCGTTCCAATGCTTCTTTCTGTACTGAGGCATGAACTTCATATTTGGCACTTCGAACGTGAACCTGTCTCTAAGTTCATGTTCAATGTGTGGTTCTGTTTCAACTTTAAGGTAAACCTCGTTTACCTTTTCTATCACCAAATCAGCCATTCATGTAGGATTTCACCTACATGTATTTATTACATACTTTTGAACTTGTCTTCTAGAATAATTCTATAGAAGTTGTTTCTCATTGCATACAACTCTACCTGTTCCTGTGGATCACCACCTGCCCAGTTATCCAAAGCATGACACAAACATTTGTGTATGAGTTTGACACCCTTTATGGATGTTTCTATTTGATAGAATTCTTCTTTCATTAGCCTAATCCAGAACTAAACCTCATAAATTCGATAGCATTCTTGATTTGATATGTCCTATTAGTGACTTGTTTTAATATCTCTTCAAGATATCTCATCATTGTTTCGTAGTATTCAATCTTCAACGAAAGTCCTGAGAGTTTCTCATCTGCATCCAGATACTTTTGCATAGTGTCTTTATCTCTAATCTTTTTAGGAAACGGATTATCGACATAGACTTGTGGATCTGATTTGCCTGAATAGTACTCATAACGTTCGTGGCGAATGTTCTTCCTCTGTTGCTCCGCCTTCTTTCTCAGAAGGTTTAGATTGTTGTATAAATCAAAATATTTTGCATGAAGAACAGGAATATTTAAAGATTCTGTATGCAAATTATCAGGATCGATTTTAGAATCTTCACTCCACATCTTCTGGATTGTTTCCAGATCTATCATATTAACAACAGTCGATTTCCCTTATATTATATACAGTATATTTGAAAGTGGCAGATGCTGATATAGCTGTTTCATCAGTAGTTTGAGCATCAAACTGAAGAAGTGTTAGATTCACTGGAAACATATTCTCAAATATAACTTTAAACGCTGGTTGTTGTGCTGAGTTATAGATGGTAAGAGTTCCATCTGAATATAAGTTCAGCTCACCTTCTCGTTGATAGTTACTACTAGGATAATCATATGACTCAGTTTGTCTCTGCCACTCATATATTTCATCAAGAGATTCGGGAAAACCCAAACCTCTCATCCACTTCTGGATTTCCATATAGTTCTCAAGATTTTCATCTACAAGAAACTCAAGAGTCAGATCACCAAAATCCATCTTCTCCCCTGCTCTTGGGATATCGTTTAGATAGTTTGGTTGAACTGCTACACCAAGATCAATAGTAGGAACATTAACTTTGGTACCAAAGAATGAAACCTTAGGTGCCCTGACAACATTAAAGTGCCAACCAGTTGGCATCAGAAAGTTTCTGTTTTCAATCTGATTTAATGTTGGCCTGCCCAGTACTGACATTGGTTTTTAGTTATTTATTCGGTAACGATGGTTGAATCAGCAAGTTTTGTAGGAACATATGTGTAATCATTAATGGTTACTGTTTTGGACTTTGCTTCTAACGCATCAGCTTCAGTAGAAAATACCTTTCTATCGTCATATGTTTCTGTCCAATGATATTCATCAACATAATAAACATCTTCTGGATTTATCACTGAACTGATTGTTTTAATGTGATATGGCATTTTATTATTCTTTATAGGTATTTATTTAACACCCACTTATAGTGTTGGCTATTTCTCCACCAACCCTAGAACCCATATCTTGTCCTAACATAACACCCCAACCAGCAGCCAACCATCCAACATAAGGAATGCCACTCAAAAATGGTGCGGCAGCTGTTCCAATACTAGCTCCCACCAGGGCACCATTTGATTCTCCTCCACCTTCCGCCTTTACGCACTCTTCTGATCTCACAGGCTTTCCCTCGCCATCTACTCCTGTCTGAGTCTCAGATTGAGTACCAGGAACATACTGTCTATTTCTTGTGGTTGTTGTTCTGCCACCAATACCAAATGCACCATTAGATGAATCAGTATATGTTTCGGAATCTAATACTCTAGGATCGTGACTCCTATAATCAATAGTGTAACTACCATCAGGATTGACTGTCACATTGTAGGATGTATACTCATTTGTAGGTGGATATACAATCTGCACAGGTTGTCTTTCTGGAACATCCTTCATTAAATGTCCAAGTACACCTATATGTGCTACTGCTACTACGATTCCTACTCCTCCTACAACCCATTTAAAAGCTTTCATGGTATCGTCACAGTGGTGTTTTATTTAGAAAAATGCATAAAAAAAGACCTCCCGAAGGAGGTCTGAAAGGACATGTGGGACAACCTGCCCCACAACAACCAGAATCACATAAGATTCTTGACTGCCACACGACGGTAGTAGCGGTTGCTGTTGATAGCCAAACGGCCAAGTCCTTGAGTAGCGCCTTCAGCGAAAGGATTAGCAACAAGACCATAACGAGTCTTGAAGCCAATTTTGGGCTGGAAGCTGTTCTCACCAACGGCACGAACCATTTGGAGAGGAACATAAGGACAATAGAAGAGACCAGCGTCATAAGGTGAAGAACCCTTATAACCAACCACGTAGTACTGGTTACCGTTAGCACCGTTACCGGCGGTCAGGTTAGCAGAATAGGGGTCGATGTAGACACGGAACTTACCATTGATGGTACCAGCGAAGGTGTTACCGGTGTCGTCAACGTTAAGGTTGCTGTTAAGTGCTGGAGTATAATCCAGGATACCAGCCATGGTCAGAGCGGAAGCAACGTCTGCGGAACACAGAACCATGTTGCCCTTTCCACGACGAGTTCTTTGTGCGATCGCGTTAGCGTCTCTCTCGATTTGGAAAAGAAGTCCTTTGAACTTCTCAACTGACCAACGACCATTGGAGTCGATGTCCAGGTCGAAGATACCAGCAGTAGCGGTGTTCTGAGCTGCACCCTGTTCAGCCGTCATGTAGATGGTACGGATGACTTCTCTGTTGATTTCAGCGAGGATCTCAGTAGAGAGGATGTTAGCCAGTTCGGCTTCTGCGTTAAGGCCGTGAATAGCCTTAAGGTCTTGTGCCAGTTCCAAGGAGTACTCAGCTTTGAGTGCTCTGGACTTAGCGGTAACGGTGACTTTCTCGATCGAGAATGCCATCTGGTTGAAGGCGTCATTGCCGGTGCCATCAAGGCTCTCAGCGTCGCCAGTAACCATACCACCACCAGCGTTATACGCGGAAGTGTTGGTGGAAGCGGTACCAACAGGGTTAAGAACGGAAGGATTATCACCTGCCTGAACTCCGGTACCCAAACCAACTGCGCCATCGGCGAAACCAGCGGTAAGGTCACCACCTGCATCCTGACCGGAGAATGCGGTATTTGCTTCGTTGAACAGAGCCTCAGTACCAGACTGATTCTCGTAACGTGAACGCATCGCGAAGATGAGTCCTGTAGGTCCGTTCATTGGTTGAACGCCAGCCAGGTCATATGCGACCAGGTTAGGCATTGCGCGTCTGATCAAGGAGATCAGAACGGGGTCGAAACCAGCAACAGGGCCGGTTGCGTCAGCGGAACCAGAGAAACCACCTGAAGCACCAGCTGCGTTAGCAGCGTTGGTGGGGGATTCCATCAGGTTGATACCCTGACTAAATGCTTGCTCCTCACGGAGGAACTTTTCTTGGTTTTCGAGCAGGACAGCGGTTACGCTTCTACGATGTGAATCCTTGATTGGATCAAGACCTTCATAGTCGAGGAGAGGACTCCACTTTTCCTGCAGATGCTCGGATTGAAACACTTGCTTTTACCTTTGTGTTATGTTTACTGTTTGAATTAATGTTAAATTCAGTTCTGTCTGAAAGCACCCATGGCTTTCAAATACTGGCTCATGCCACCTGAAACAGGGGCTTCAGTACTATCGACGCCTTCAGATAAAGTCTGAGGGGCTTCCGACTTAGTAGCGGGAGTTCTAGAGAAGTAAGACTCCTTCAGAGTTTCCAGCTTTTCACGATATTCTTCTTCACTTTCAAACTCAACACTTTCAGCAAGTGAAGCGAGCTTTTCTTTCTGAGTGGAAGCGAGTCCTTCAGAAATTTGATCGAGAATGACATCCTGTGTAGACTCAGCGAGTCTCTTATTCAGAACAACATTAGCGTCAATTTGCTCATTGAGCTTGGTCTCCATATCATCAAGTTTTTCTACCATACTCTCAAGTACATCATATTTGTCTTCAGGGATTGTTACATAATGTTCTTCAAAAAGACCCTTCATACCAGTGAGGAAGGATTCTGTCATTTCGGTCTTGAGACCATGTTCGATAGCCAACTCATTCTCGGTCAGCCATTCTTGGGAAACATACTCAAGGTATGAATCCACACGCTCGGTCAGTTCACCTTTCAGTTCCTGACGAGCTTCAGAAAGAGACTCTTCATACTTGACTTCGAGTGCTTCCTGAATTTCTTTTACTTTTGAATTCAGAGCTGCTTCAAAAACAACTTTAGCCTTTGCTCTGAACTCTTCGGAGAGTTCTTCACCGCCGAGGAGAGCGTTAACATCTTCTTCGATGTCAATCTCTTCTTCGACAACTTCTTCTGTTGAAACTTCTTCTTCTTCCAGAACTTCCTCTTCGGTCTCGGCCTCTTCTTTGGCCATAGACTTCATAGGCTCAGCAGCCTTAGCTCCTTTATTTACTACATCACGAACCTGTTTAATGGTTCCACCGGGAGTCTTCAGCTTTGCTGATTCATCGTCGGACTTGTAGTTTTCTGGGGTAGGGCCACCTAAGTCTTCTACATTAGTGGGGATACCACCAGTAGTAAGCTTCTGCATTGATTCGGCGGGCTTAGCGTTCGCATTCACAGCAGTTTTGGATTGCTCCATTTCTTGTAGATCTCCACGAGACATTTGAACTTTCTCCGATTAATACCTTATTTAATCTATATTTATTTATAAATTTAATACTTCTGTATTACAACCTACAGGTTGTTCAAGAAGTCGTTGAAAAGATCGATTTTCTTTTCATCCAACTGTCTCTGTGTAACAAGAGTGTTGATTTGTTTGTATGTCTTTTCGACATATCTTTCACGAAGGATTCCACCATCCCAGATCCAATCTTTTCCTTCCATGATACCTTCAACGAAAGCATCAGGAGCAGAAGGATCAGAAACAATGTCAGCAGCTGTTGATAACATAAAGTCATCACCAACAACATTTACACCTTCTCTTGTCTGTTTGATTGATCCAATTCCTCTAGAGGAAACACCCAGTTTTACACCTTCAGAGATCAGTGATTCTGCAATCTTACCCATTGGGGTAGAAAGAATCTTTGCTTTACCGATGAAATTGTTTCCGTTCTCTTTGAGTGAAACAATTTTGTGACTAACACGATCCAGATTAACTGTCGGGCCGTCAGGGTGTCCAAGTTCACCAAGTGCTCTACCTGATTGAACATGGTTCTCACTATATCTTTGGACTTCCCTTCTCAGGGTTTCCATAGGATACATTCTTCCATTTCTGTTCTTGAGGTTTCCTTGAAGGAAGATACCCTCAATGAACATGCTCTTTTTACCGTTCTTCTCTTCAACGATAAAATCAACTGTTTCGATTTCTTCTCTAATTAGTTTCATTGTTTTACGCGGTAAATCCTACTTTTGAGCCTCTAATTGTTCCACTTGCGTAGACAACTTCATTGGGCTTTTTCTCGATGTACTCAACTTTTCCATCGGGAACGGTAATCAATTTGCCAGTCGCACCAACTAGAGTTGAAACTCCAACAGTTGCAGAAGCTCCAGAAACATTAACTACTCTAACAACAGTTGCCTGTTCTAAAGAAGTGGCTGTACCAGCCGAAGTTGGAATGGCAATCTCATCACCTATAATTAATGTTCTAGCCATGGGAGGTAATAATACTGATATTATTTATTTATATTATTCGGCATCAAGATTCACATCAGAATCAAATTCAGATGTGGAAGGATCTGTATCAAAGTCAATACCATCATCGAAAAGTGATGCGGCTACTTGGGGTTTGATATTTTGAATCTTTTCTGCACTCTTTGAAAAAAGAATGTCTTTGATGCTGTCACTAATTTGTGAAGGTGACTCATCCTTCACAAGCAAATCCATAAGTTCGTCCATATTAAATAAGAATGAATTTTTACTATTTAGATCTCACCACCAGTGGGTTCTGGATCTTTTGGTGATTTGATATCTGCGGCTGGGATTCCTGGAGAAGGTGGAGCTCCACCAGCTGCAGGATCTTCACCACCCATAGCCATAGGATCAATTGCTACCATTGCAGGATCTGGAATAGCTCCAGATTGAATCTCCTCTTCAATCAATTCGTCCTGTTCCTTAATTTCACTATCAGTCTGACGAAGGATTGTCCTTCTCACATAATCCTGTGAGTAATACTTACCAACATAAGGTTCAATCATGGCAACTTGATTGAGTCTAGATTCCATCAACTCAGCATGCTTGAGCTCTGCGAAATGGTTATCATAGATGAAATCATATTGAATATGATCATTCATTTGTTCCCAATCTTCAGGAACAATGATGTTCTTAAGAATCAATTGAGTCTTCAACATATCACTGAACATTGAAGAGAATCTCTTTCTCATTCTTCCTACAAACTTGGAGAACTTAATCTCGTCTCTCAAGATTTCAGAAGAACGACCCATAGAGAAACCAGTGTCCCCTTGCATTCTGGACTCAGGAACATTCAATGCTCTATAAAGTTTCTTCTGGAAGTAATTGATATCAGTAATTTCACCAAGATTCTGGCCACCAGGAAGTGTAGTAATTTCTGTACCTCTGCCACCTTCTCTTCTAGGCAACCAGAAGTCTTCCATCATAGACATAAACTTCTTGTCATCTCTAATCTCACCAGTATTGGCATCATAGACAAGCTTGTTTCTATAACGACTCATCACATCACGAAGGTATTGTTCTGCCTTTTGCTTAGGCAGATTACCAACGTCAATGTAGAAGATTCTACGTTCTGGTGCTCTTGATAGACGATAGATAACCAAACTATCCTCAATCATCATCAACTGATTGAGTGGTTTGATTGATTTGTGTAACCAAGAAAGGGTTGATCCCTTGTTTCTATCTACCAATCCAGAAGTACAATAGGTAATAGAATCACGAGTCATCTTAATACCTTTTGTTGCACCTCCTGTAAATGAGTTAGCAACACCACCTGTATCTCTGTTGCCAGGAGTATAAACAAAATACTCTTCGATATCGGGGAAATCGTAGTTTTTGGGATTATCCTTATCTCTCTGATTACCTGTATCGAGACCATTCTTGGTGTTCTTTTTCAACTGACGGATATACCGCATCTTGGCAGCATCAATATATCTCAGTTCTTGAATACCATCTTGTGGTCTTTTCTGATCAATAACTTTGTTATAATAAAGTCTCCCATCAATATACCAATTACGGAAGATCTCATGAGCCTTCTTATCAAAATCAAGAAGTTCTAAAATATGTTTAAACTCTTCTCTTACTTTCTTCTTAATACCATCACTGGCATTCAAATTTGAGAGGTCAATTGATACAGGACTATCATTAGTATCAGTAACAATTGCTTCATGAACAATATCTTCAATAGCACTATCACATTCTGGATAAAGTGACATTGAACGATATCTACGAATTAAGTCGTTCTCTGTTTTATATACTCCTTCAATATCAACATAAGAACCGAAAAACCCCGAACTCACATAGTGCTCTGATCCGTCCTGATTATTAGGAGGGACCGGAGACACTACGCCGTTCGAGGCTTTCTCGGTATCTTCAATTGAGAATCCAAATAGTCTCGACATTATAAGTTAAACTAGACATCGGTCTAGTTATTTATGATCAACTGATTGCTACCTGATTGTTGTCACTGGTGTTGGATTCCATGGAATCACCAATAGTGAAGTACTGAACCTGGAAGGTAACAGTGAATTCTTCAATTTGGTCACCATTATCATAAGAAAGTTCAATTGAACTGATCTCAGATGGGAAGATGTCATAGAACTTATAGGTTCTAAGAACAGATGATTGACCACCATCATTGGTTTGAGCAAAGGCTTGTGCACCTCTACCCAGTTGTCTTACATATGCATCAGCCATGTATGAAGTTGGGTTAGTAACACCAGTAGCATCATCCAACTTAGACATAACGTTAGCCCATCTTTCGAAGGCCGTTCTCATTCTGAAGTCTTCATCATTGATGATGGAAACTGTCCATTCTGCGAAGGTTCTGTCTCCAGCAACCTTGAGAATTCTTCCTCTAAAAGGAACTGGAACTGATGCTACCGAAGATGCTGGAAGTTGAGCTGCCTTGCAAAGGAAGTTGAAGATTCCAGATTCTTGACCATCACCAGAACCCCAAGCTTCATTGATAGCTGAGGGGAATGATGGAATAGAAACTTCAAATAGATTGGGGCGGGCCCCACCGCCCGCTAGTTTTGATTTAAATTGTGAGAGTGACTTGGTGTCTGCCATTGATTTTTCCTCCTGGTTTATTAATTAAATGATCAAACAGTACCAACAACTTCTTCAAACGCCACACCAGTTCTGGTAGCAACGAATGTAAGAGTAATGTAGTTAATAGACTTGGTTGGCTTCAGATAAATGTCAGCTCTGAATTCATTGTTATCAATGATATCTGGAGTGTTGTTTGTAGTGTCACAAACAACCAAGAAGTCATAAACACCTCTCTTAGCTTGAACATCTCTCAAATAAGGTTCAACGATGTTAACGAAGTTCGCTCTTGTGATCTCATCATTGAGTTCGAACAACTGAGCGTTAGCGGCTCCTTCCAAAGCCTGTTCAACTGTAAGGAATAATCTTCTGACGTTGATTCTATCAAACGCTGAAGAGTAAGCAAGTGCGGTCTTATCACCGAATAGGATAATACCAGATCCTCTCTGATTAATGATGGAGTTAACTCTAGCACCATAGAGAACATCTCTTTGTGCTTTAGTTGGGTTGTATGCCATCTTCACCGCGTTATTCAGAGCTCCTCTCTGAAGACCTGCGGGAGAGAACCAAGGATAAGCTTCAATAGAAGTTCTAACCATCAAACCTGCGATATCTGCGTTAGTAGCCAGATAACGGAACTCATTATTGAAACGATCATAAGTGTACTTATAACCAGTATCAAATACTGCGTAAGAGGAAGAACTCAATGCTGAGTAGTATCTCAGAAGGTTTTCAGTTTGTGTGTTGGAGTTAGTAACATTCACCAAGTTTGCTCTGTGTGGTGAAATAGTAGCCACACAATCCTTTCTACCTTCAGCGATTGAAATCAGGAGGTTAGCTTTAGCTTGTGATTCCGATTCGTTCAGAAGTCCTGGACCACCAATCAGATAGTCAACTTCAACTTCATCTCTGTTGGAGAATAGATTGTAGGATACATTCAAAGAACCCAAATCAGCGGCCATACCACCACCGGTTTGATAATCAACACCACCACTGAAATTATAAGAAACATTACCCAATGAGGAGAATGTAATATCTTGAGCTTCTTGTCCCCAGAGACCTTCACCAATAGTATTGGCCACATAATTGGTCGAGAAACCAACAGCCAAAGGTTTGGTGTTGTGATAACCGTCAACTGCCTGTGAAGGGTTATAACCAGCGTAAATATACTCTGAGTTATAGTGGAGATAATCCTTATAATATGTTCTGGTTGGTGAATCACCATCAGCTGTTGCATCAGCTGCCTTAGAAAGTGAAAGATGCTTCTCAAGGATTGAACCCTGAACACCAGTTACAGTACCTTTGTCGTCAACAACAACTACGTGAATAGTATCATTCTCACCCCTTCTGGATGATGTGAAGTTCGATGTAACGGGTCTAGCAGCAATGGACTTCCAATATACTGTAGAGTTAGTGAGACCAAGTGTCTGATTGTCATACCAATCTTCGACAGTTGATGCACTCGTAGTGGATTGGTTAACACCAGCACTAGAGACGATTGAAATGTTGTCGTTAATCTCAATCGAGTTTGCTGGATTGCTCTGCTGGTAATCGATCTTATATTCGGTTCCACCAGTAGATACTCTAGATACAATCTTAACATCGATTGTACTATTAGATCCAACTGAATCTGTTTTAATACCAGTAATGATTCCTTTCAGGTAACCATTGAATTCTGTGGTTGTTCCTGCACCAGGAATAACAACACTAGAAAGAGGTGAAGTAACACCAAGTCCAACTTCTACACCAAGACCAGCAAGGTTAGAAGTGCTAATACCAATAGTTTGGTCAGCGGCATTGTCGATCGTACAAACCCTCAGGTTGTTTGACCAACTACCAGGGTTTTTTGCTGCATAAGTGAAGTTTGGATCACTCTTGTGATTCTCTTCGTAATCATCCTGATTGGTGATCTTAACAGCTGTTGATGCAATACTAACACCAGCGTTAGCATTGACAAGCTGGTCTCCATTGGTCCTGACAACCTTCAAGATTCCACCATAAGAGAGGAAAGCATCGGCGGCCATCCAGTACTCATATTGTGAATCGGTAGAAAGTGGTCTACCAAAGGTATTGATGAGTTGTTGTTCCGTCGTAATAGTAATTGGCTCATCAACAGGTCCAACAGAAAATGGACCAGCAATAGCACCAATATTATCAAGAACGTTCTCAGCTCTCCCAACAGTAAGGTCAACTTCCCTGACCAATACGCCTGGAGATAATTGAGGAGTCGCCATGTTTTTCTCCTAAAAATGTCTCAGTTTATCTGAAAATATTTATGGAAATACACATTTAGAGGGGGGAAACAGTGGGTGAACACTACCAATCAGGATAATTCCAATCTACAAATGGGTTCTTTTGTTTCCTTGTCTCTACAATTCTCTTTATCGTACAAATCTTACACTCATATGAATATGCAGATGCCGTAGATCCTTTTCTAGTTTTGTAAAACCCATCAATAAGATTCTTCACTTCACCACAAGTTCTACACTTCCTATCATTTAGAAGAAGGTGTCCTAACCTTATCTGACCATCTAAGTCCATCAGTACCCCCAGAGATCCCAACCACCTGCAACATTCCCATACTCATCATATTTTACAGTTGACCACCTATCACCATCTTCAACAAAGGTCTCATCACCTAAACCATCATCCATAAAACCAAATGGTGCCATATCCTGTTCAATCTGGTTCTTCTGCTCCTCATATAATCTCTTTCTAATATCATTATCAGTTAGTTCTTTAAAGTAGTCTTGTGCAACCAACCATGCATAAATGACAAGACACATTGCCAAGTCATCATTACAACCCTCTTCTGCTTCAAATGAGTTTGCCTTAGAGATGAATGTTGTGAGTTCTGAGATGATGTCATAATCACAGAACATCAACTTATCTTCCTCAATCATTGTCTTGAGGTTCAGTGATCCAACCTTCTTGACAGTTTTGGACATCTTGACACCTAATTGTGTCTTGTTTCCAGAGAAACCCTGTCCAACAATTTGGCCTGCTCTACCTCTCATAGAACACATCAATAGGTTTTGATACTCTAGATCATATTGAAGAATGGCCGCAACTTGATCACCAACATCATTCACCTCACAAAGAATGAATGCTTGATTGTAATTCCTAGCTACTTCATAAATGACACTTGGAAACAACATCGGTTTGATTGTGTTGTCTCTATACTTAGCTACGACCCTGTGTGGGAAGGTTGTAATGTCTACAACAACAAAGGCACTATAATCTCCTCCAACACCCCTTGCAACGTCTACTGTGATCGCATAGTCGTGTTTGTCCTCTGGCCTCACATATACATCCAAACCAGCATTAGTTTGAATGGCTTTATCGAACACCAAGGCTTTTAGTTTACTTGGTGCAATCAGTGTATCAACAGAACCAAGGAACTCACACTCAAACTCAATCTTGAACTGTTGTTCAGAAGTGTTCTTGATTGTCTGTTCTTTCCAGACCTCATCCCTACCAGGAACTTCAGACCAGTGAACATCTGTTGGAATATATTCGTTTCGTTTCTTCTCTGCATCCACCCACAATCTATAAAAGTGGTTCATCCCGTGAGGGGTAGAAACAATAATAACCTTTGTTGATTTACCTGAAGTAATCGTAGGATAAACAGATGCAAAGAATGCGTCAGCAACATGATTTGGAACGAACGCAAATTCGTCCAAGAAGAGGATGTTGAAAGACATACCTCGAACAGCTGATGCTGAAGTAGAAGCTGCAAGTATCTTACTACCGTTCTCTAATTCAATATTACCTTTGTTCCATACAAGAATACCCTGCTGCATCCACTTGGGTAAGTTCTCATATGCAGTAGCCAGTCTTGCTAATAGTTCTCTAGCAGTTGAAGCTTTGTTTGCCAGAATACCAATGTTGACACTATCATTGAAGATAGCATAATGAAGTAGATAAGACACACAGGTGGTAGACTTACCAGTCTGTCTTGGCATCTTACAGATATTAAATCGATTTTCATGGAAGTTAGTAATCAACTTCTCTTGAAAGTCGTAAGTTCTAAAAGGTTGAAGACCATGATCCAAGGTCACGATCTTCACATAGTTATTTGCAAAGTATACCGGATCACTCTTACACTTGATATACTCTTCAATTTGTTCTTGAGTGAACTCAATGGGGGTATTTGCTCTCTTGAGCAAAGGATTCCCCAAATAAACATCATTACTAGACATAGATAATTACTAACAATTCCAACGACGACGGGCAGCCTTACCTCTTTCACCAGTCCAACTTTTAGATCTTGCACAGAAGCTCTTACGACGACCAGCTGCTTTAGAACCAGGCTTCAGTTTAGAGGGAGGAGTAGTAACAGCAGTTTTCAGGTTTCCACCTGTTCTTCTGTTATACTTAGCAACTCCCTTAGCTGTCATTCCAGCACCACTCTCAGTGCTTCTTTTGTCACCAGATTTCTGAGACATACCAGTCATGTCTTCCTGAATCTCTTCTCTCCAGTTATAGTGCTCACTCTGATTAGTTGGAAGATTTTCTTTCTGGTTCATACGAGAAGATTTATGCTTACTTCTCTGTAGAGATCTCCTTCTGTTCCTATCACTCTCCATTCTACTTTCAACATCTTTATTGTGATCATCAGCTTCTAATGATTCTGAAGTAATACCCGAATCAGCTGCAGCTGATTTCTTCACTCGATCACTGAGGTTTGAGATAGTATACTTATCCCACATTTTGGGTCCATATGCACACTTAGAACGAGTTTCTTTCTTCTCACAGAGCTTACAATATCTCTCTTCTTCTTTCTTTTCATGAAGAGTTGATTCACCTACATTGATATATGGATCATCATAATCCACAACAGAATGAGAGTATGATCTCAGTTGAGCACCAGGATACATCTTATCCAATGCGGCTGCAACTTTCTGTCTACCAGGAATAGCAGTATCAGGGAAGAACAACTTCACCATCATCATCTTTCCTCTCCAACCAAAGATGACCTGATACATATTACCAGTTTGGATCTTGGTTCTTTCTAGTTCTTGAAGTTGTTGAACTTCTTCTCCAATACCCATAATCTTTTTCATATTAGGGATGTCTTTCTTAGCACCAGGGCCCCAAGTCGCTTTATCTTCTTTGCCAATCTTACCAGAGGCACGAAGTGCTTTTAGTTTACCCATGGCAAATCTGTCACCACGAGATGCCTTCTTTTGGAGTTCAGTCTTTTCATCTTCAGGAATAAACTCTTCTTTCTTGCAATCAGGAACTTCTTTACCACCCTTCTTCTTGGTTCCTTTAGCCTTATATCCATCCCAACACTTATCAGCTCCTACATTCTTACGAGCAGTTTCCATTCCCTCAACATTCAAGGTTTTTGGATAATCCTTATCACCTTTCTTAGCCGGAGCTTCTCCACGCTTACGTTTAGCATGAATGTTGTCCCACAGACCTTTCTTCTTCTCGGAAAGGTCTATGCCAGCAGCCTCCATGGCTCGGAGTTGGATAGGACTGAAGTTATTCCCTTGCATGGATATAAAGAGTTCTTTTACTTATTTATGAAGCTGGATCATGTCCTTCTGAAATTGTATCAGGATCAACAAAGGAAATTATTCCAACAGCTAATTTGTTATTTACTCCTTTTAGCTGACTTTTTAAAATTGCTTGGTATGTCTCCTCATCAACAGAACCACTTTCCAATCTAGGAATATTTACACTTCTCTTATAGACAAAGCCATTGTCATCAGAGTATGTCACATCTACAGTTTTATCTCCATCAGAGATTTCCGCAGTAGTGTATGTTGTAATTGCCATACCCACCTCTTCAGTAGTACTTGTTGTGATTGGCATATCTATCTCGATTATTTGAAATTATTTATAGTCTAAGAATTGGTGGAATCTATAATTATCTTTACTCTCTCAATGTGCTCATCTATCATTCCTACAATATTGCCATGATCAATCGCCCACTGTTTGATTTGTTCTAATGATAAATCATCAAATGGTACAAACTCTCCACTTTCGGGTTGTTCTAATTCTACTGTAGTTGTCATCGTTAATATATCTGGACCAACTCCTAATGTATTAGGGAAAGTGACATACACGTCAACTCTAGTAAGAAGACCATTCCTGTCACCAATAACTAGTTGAGTAACGTCACACGTATATGATGTTGTCATAATTTTTTTCTTTTATTTATCTCATACCTAACCAAAATGATGCGGCAGTAAAGTTGCCACTCAATCCATTTGGAGAACAAGTAACAGATGGAATGGTGTTAATACTGCTCCTCATATCAACTCTACCCATTCCCATTATTGGAGTATTTGATCCACCAAAATATGTAGTGAACTGGTGCCCAGCTGGAAAATTATTATTAATTGATGAAATGGAATTTCCTGTATAACCAGCAGCAAAATAAATAGATGAATAAGCCCAATCAAATCCACCAACACTAGATGTTGGAGCACTCAAAGTATTATTAGGTGATGAAGAAGTATATTGACCTGCTGATGCTTGCACAAATTGATACTCATGAATACCATGACGACCTGCAGCAGTATTGATCGGATAGTAAAGTCTAATATTTACTACAGCCAGCGAAAACCCTGTATTTGCACCATTAAAGTAAATGTATAATGGATGTTGAGTTCCACTTGTATTCAACCCTGCTCTTCCATAGACATAACAAGAAGGGTAACCACCGCTCGTTGATGAATTTACTATTGAAGTCCAACTACTTGTAGTAGTTCTAGCGGAACTAGTGAAATGACTTTGAGTGGTTGGAGTGTTAGTACTACAAAAAACTAATTGAAGATCGTCATCAGTTTGGGGCCAAAGTCCTATACCAGTTCCTGTATTGTTTGAACCAAGTTCATAATCATACGAATTGAGAACTGCATTAGCATCTCCCCATAAACTCTGACCTCTACAATCTCCAAGGTTAGATGGTCTAGTAGGATCCCAAACACCAGTAGAAGGATTTCTATACTTGGAATGATTTGCCAATCTCAAGTAATCATTCCAAACTAAAGGTGAATCAGAAAACGTATCAAGTATGCCATTGAAACTTGCGGCATCGATGGGCGATGAATTGGGAACATCGACTGCATTGTATTTTGGCCCTTGTGCCATATTATATAATATCCACTTTTCTTCTATTTATTATTCAGTTGGTAATGGTTGCTTGTTTGCAATCAGGAATGCCTTATAAGCATCTTTAACTGCTTGTGTCCATGCAGCATTACAGATGGCTTGAACATCAGCATCTTCACCACTGATATCAGTATCAACAAAGTTGTCACTGTCATCAATTGAACCACATACACATACATGACGATTGAAAGAACGTGCAATTTCTACACCATCTTTCTCAACGATATCTGCTCTACGAACTTGAACGTGTTTATATGGTCCAACGACTTCAATCTTGTCGTTTTCAAATCTTTCAGTAAGTGCCATTAGGATCGTCCTCCGAACTAAACAGGTTTAGGCGTATTATTTATTAAACTGAGATGTATATGTATTGTCCAATAAGATATTTTCCAGAAACAGATCCACTAACTGTCCATGAAAAATGACCATCCTTATATGTATAGAATGATGTAGTGTTGTTCTGACCATAGAAATTGATAAGTCCATCACTTGTATTGACATCTTGATAAGAGGTAGTTCCACCACCTCTCGTAAGAGCTCCAGAACTATAAGGAGATCCATAAGTATCATTACTCTGAGTAAATGGTAAATTTCCTATTTGGATATGATTACCATTACCAGCTGTTGATCCAGCAAATAGGATATAGAAATCAACAGTTACCATCTTACCAATCTTAATGTATCGTCCAGCACCGTAAGTGTAAGATACATTATTGAAACCAGCAGCTGCTGTAGGATTGAAAAATCCTTCTTCATAATCATCAAGTGCATTTGCCTCAGCGGTGTCGCCGTTGAAAGTAATGCCATCCTGAGTTACACGAATAATTTCAGTGTTACTACTATTTCTAAACTTTGTGAATCCAGAGGGACCATGGGAAATATAATTATCTTCATTGGTGCCATATCTAAAGAGAGTTGCATATCCACTACCCCCCGTTCTCACAGCAAGACCATCTGCACCAACTCCATCAATATCTACTATATTATTTGGATTATTATTCCGAATGCCAACATAACCAGTATGTGTACAACGAATCATTTCTCGACTATTATATTCATCTTTGATGATAAAGCTGGCATTAGCAGCACCCCCATCGATACTCCAAGCATCGGTAGCATTTTCCATCAACACAACAATACCAGCATCACCAGCGCCACCTTTTACATTTAATCTACCACCAGTTGTAACGTTTCCAGTAAATTCTGCTGTACCATTATTATTGAGGCTTATCTTGGCTGACCCTGATGATTCGTATGCCTGGAAAGCAGTTACTGTATTTGGTTGTAGGTAAGCAATACCAGTATTGGTTGATTTTACCTGACCCGTAACTTCTATTCCAGTTGATACTACCTTAAGTTTCTCTGTGGCATTGGTACCAAGTGATAAGAAACTATTTTCTTTATTCCAGATATAAGTATCGTTTCCATCCTGTTGAATAAGTAAACCATTATTATCTGTTGCACCAGTTGTGTTATTAGTAATAACAAGGTTTGTAGCAGCATTTCCACTATGAATTTGGAGGTCTCTCACAGGTTCGCAATTTATACCAACCTTACCAGCAGAAGTTATACGAAGTATATTTGTAAATGTAATAGCATTGCCTGCAGTTCCTGCTGCTGCAGTCTGGAACCACCAACTTCCTCCCTGCATCATTATTCTTTGTGCTTCATCATTTCTGATGTAAGTATTACCACCACTAGATGCATTATAGAAAGTATTATTTCCAAGAATCACATAATTGTCAGTTCCACTAGTATAAGAGTCTTCATATAAAACTCCTGCATATCCTACTGTAAGAGCATCTACTGTACTTGACCAGTTAGGATTTGATTTTCCTCCTATGGAAACATTACCATCAGAATTTATACGAAGTCTTTCTGTATAAGTACCACCAGTGGGTTGCGTAAAAAATGCAAGATATGCATCATCCAGTGCAGACTCACGATATGCACCCATACCTGCAACACTATCAGTCCCTATTCTATAGTATAGTTCTCCAATAGTAGCATTATTACCAGGAGTACCATGACGAGTAAAAGTTATTCTGGCATCATTTGTACCACCAACACCTTGAATTTCTAATGGTGCAGATGGTGTAGATGTATTGATACCAATATTACCACCAGAAGTTATACGCATTCTTTCTGTTGCGCTATTATTTCCAGTAGCAAATGCAAGGAAACCTAACCCACTAGAATTATTTTCTACACCAAATCTTACTTCACTTCTAGTGTACTCATTAGATCTATTATACTTACCACGAATTGTTGCATATGTTCCATCAGTTGAACCAACATACATCTCAACCAGGTTAGCAGCACTGGTTGTCTCACTTCCTGAACCAATATTAAGAGCACCAGCAGAAGTTATACGAACTCTTTCTGTGTCATTTGTAGAGAAGTTGAGATAACCAGTGTTTCTACCATCTCCTCCCATATAGGAGAACATACTTCCTACAGTTGTATTACCACTATATTGAGCAAATCCAATGTAACTTATGTGACTAGAAGAATTTTGACTTCTTATCGTGCTGTTAGCAACAAAAGTTCCATCAGTTGGAACCAGACCTTTAGTTCCAATTGAACCAGCAGAAGTTATATGAAGATTTTCTGATAATGTAGCGTTAGCATCAGCACTTCCAGTACCTAAAGACCAGAATCTAATACTACCATCAGATTTTGAGAAGGTTATTCTCTCTGCATAACCAGTAGCTGTAAATTTATAATTACTACCATCGTAATAATAGTTGTGTCCTACATCAAATTGTGCCGAACTGTAATCAAAAAGAACACCACTTCCAACCTGTATTACATTACTAGACGATGAAGAATGCCAATTAGCGGCAGGAGCACCACCTACACCTATTTTACCAGTAGAAGTTATACGAAGTCTTTCTGTACCAGCAGTGGAGAATACTGTATCGCTACTTTCTTGGTTTTCAATATAAAGAATCCCACTAGTAGATTGTGTAATTCTTGAACCATCACCAGATCCAGACCCAATTGTGGCGTTTGTTAATTGTAAAGTACAAGAACCCGCAGTGTCATTAAATTGTGCTGTATATCCGTTACCTGTTCCTACATTAAATCCAAAATGTCCACTTGAATCTATACGAAGTCTTTCTGTATCATTGTTAGTGTATGCAATGATACTACCATTTGTACTTGCTGCGTGAATACCAATATCATTGATTTCACTACCACCAGGATTAGAACTAATTCTTGGATTAGCAGTAGCAGTTGTATTATTATAAAGAGAAATAACAGCACCAGTTGTTCCATTAGCAACTGTCAATGCTTTACGACTACCAAATGTTACATTATTAGTGGTTCCAATTTTTACATCGCCACCAGAAACATTGATACCACTACGAGCAGTTATGAGACCAACTGAATCTATATTAGTAACATCTTCATACGTTAAAGTACCACCAATAGACACAGCACCACTAACACTAAAGTCACCAGTTACAGTGTCAGTAATGAAACCAGCACCATTAGTCAGTTGATTGGTATTGGTAAAGGATGTGGTAATAAACCCAGCACCATTAGTCAGTTGATTGGTATTGGTAAAGGATGTGGTAATAAATCCAGGACCATTGGTGAAGTCACTGAGGTTAGTGGGTGTATTAGTAAAGTTGTTATAATTGAGAAGGGAGGTTGATGATACACCACCCACTAAAGTTGAACTTCCTGTTAAAGGGCCAACGAAGGATGTTGCATTAACAGTTGCAAGTGTTGATACACCAGTAACTGTAATGCCTGGAAAAGTATTACTAATTATTGCTGATAAAGAAGAGTCCCACTTCTCACCATCCCAAGTGTATTGTGTATTATTAAATGTGTAGGTGTCCCCATTGGATGGACTATTTGGAAAATTTATAGACATCTACTTGATGTTACTTTTTTTTATTTATCTGTATTATCAATTGATTAGATAGTAAATGAACCAGTTACATTTGAAGATCCAGCAGTGAGTGCAATGAGATAAGGCCCACTACCCGTGATAGTGACACCTGAAGATGAGGACGGGTTTACAGACGAAGAGATATAAACGCAACCTCCGCCTCCTCTTCCACCCTCTTCCCACGAGCCCGTCGTTCTTGCACCAGCTCCACCACCGCCACCGCCTAGCCCATCGGTGCCTTGAGTCGGTGCAGTCGACGTACTGCCTCCCGTGCCTCCACCACCAGAACCACCGGATACCGTGGTGGCGTTTGCAGAACCACCACCACCTCCTCCGCCATAGACGACACTGCTGCCAGTGATGCTGCTCGTGGAACCTGCGCCCCCTGCACCACCACTGGTATTAGAAGCGTTACTTCCAGAAGAATAACCAGCACCACCGCCGGATCCTTTGTTCGGTACTCCTGCCGCATTTCCACCAGAGACTGCGGAATAGATGGAGTTACGGCTTGCCCCTGAGGTTCTACCGGATCCGTAATCACTGGCACCGCCAGCGCCTTCGAAGGCGTTGTTGCCACCACCTTGACCACCGCCGCCCTGTGCCCAAATAGTGGTGTCCAAGCCTTCTTCATCGTCTGCGACAAAACTTCTCCAACCACCACTTTGAGTGAACTCTCCGCTGTAAACGTTCCACGTTAATCTTGATGTTCCGCCAAGCGAAGATGAGCCTTGAGCTCTGCCACGGCCAGCGGTAATGCTGAACGTGACACCAGAAGCATCGCTAGGGCTTGCAGTAAGAGTAAAGGGAAGTACTTGCCCACCAGCTCCTCCACCGCCGGTATACAACTCCCCTTCTTCGTCTTCATTTAGGCCTCTACCGCCTGCGCCACCTCCACCAACTAATAGCACCTGTAATGTGACAGTGTTAGAAGTACCATAGAAATCACTAATACTAAGAGCCCCCGATGAAGGTACTCCTCCATCTCCATAATACTCACTTAGTGAGTGGGGAGTTGATCCTCCAAACTCACTAGCAATTTGTGAAATTGAAATAGAACCAGAAGATTGTAATGCCATTACTTAACCTCCAACTTTGCTTTGAGTTCATCTATTTGAACTTGTTGTTCCTTGATTGCTTCAATCAGAACACCAACAATGTTTCCATAAGAAACTGTTTTGATATCTGGCAAAGCATCGGTATTTTCTTCTGACCTTGCATCTGATGTTTTTACGACTTGGGGTAGGATTTCTTCCATCTCTTGTGCAATGACACCAACGCTAGACTTACCAGTATCTTTTCGATCAAAATAAACACCACGCATAGATTTCACCATATTCAATGCGTTATCAACTGTACGAATATTCTCTTTGAGACGAATATCAGAATAAGCGGTTACGTCTCCAGTAGCGGTGCAGTTACCGCTAGAATCCATCTTAAATCCCCAACTACCGGCGTTATTTAATATTCCAATGGCATTGGATTGATCAGCATAAAAATACCCTCTAGTTGTGCTGGTATTAGTGACGACTTTAATCCCGTTAGAAGTGCTATTGTTTCTTATCTGGAGATACTGGTTATCCAAATATAAGTGATAAGAATAGTTACTCGGCCAATAAAGTCCATGGCTACCATTCAAACTTATCCAGGTATTGGCGTTCCAGTAAGTGCTTGCAGTTTTGCCCATATAGCTAGTGCTTTCTACGCCATCAAGAGTGTCAGCATCTAGTCCAGAACCTGCGCCGTCGTTTCCTGAGTGCCAAAGAGTTCGATAAGCAGTACCATCATACCATTTTGGATTACTAGCAAGTCTAAGTCCTTTACCAGAATTCTGGTTCCAAATGTAAATATTACCACTAGCTCCATCATACTGAAAATATGCCTTGTCTGATGTACCATCTCTCAATTGAAGATAAGGACTAGTACATCCCTCAAGAATCAATTTTTGATTACTAGGACTGTTTATTTTAGTTACTCCATTATTTTCTATGAATATTTTACCAGCACCAGCATAACCAAATTCCAATTGAGAGTTATTGTTTGCCGCCATATGGAAGTAATCACCACCACTGAAATCACCATCAGCACCATCAAGGAAAATATATGCACCATTGCTGACCTCTTGGAACAACATTCCAGAAGATCCTTCTTTGGCATATATTCTGCCACCAACATTAAGTAATCCAGTGGTATTGGTACTAGCAATTTGAACTTTACCAGCAGAAGTTATATTCATGCGCTCGCTAACACCTGAAGCAAATTTTAAGGTGTCAGTATTATGGTCATACGCTATGTAACCCCTATATCTTTCATTACCACTAGTGCCATCGGCAAAGGCTAGATAACTTTGACCAGTCGTTGGTCCGTTAATGGTGATGCCACCCTCTGCGCTGCCAGATACCACCAAATCATTGGCGTAGTAACTACTAGCAGACTGCGTTCCGATACCAAACTTGCCCGAGCTATCAACACGAAATCTCTCTACATTTACAGTACAGAAAGACATGAAGTCATCACCGTGACTGTATAATATTCTTCCTGCTCTTTTCTCACTGTTATCAGTTACTCCATCCGCAAAATGAATAGCACCAAATGCTCCAGAACCACCACTTCTAATGGTCATTCCAGCATGACTTGATTCGTCCGCTATCAGAAAGTTTTGAGCAATAGAGTCGTATGATGTGTTATTAAAAGCACCCAGACCCATATGACCATCAGAAGTTATACGAAGTCTTTCTTTTGGTGAGTGAGTATTACCATCATCACCAGCAACACCCGATTTAGATGTTTTGAAAATTAAATCATTAGATCCGTCATCATCACTATTTCTTACTCCACTAATAGTAGCAAGATATAAACCATTATTTGATGCTACACTTGTTGCGGATGTATCGAATGAAATACCTCCACCGCCACCAACAGTGTTAGATCCAGTTACCTCCATATGAATAAATGAAGGACTGGAAGACATTGCATTTTTGAAATGCATTGCATGCAGTGGAGCATTATTGTTTATACCAATCTTACCATCATTAAGCAAAGAGAAGTTAGCAGAAGCACCATTGTTAGTACTTATTCTGAAATTTCCATTAACTGATAATGTTCCATCACCAGCACTAGAACCAATAATATTTCCACCACCAGATGTTCCTTCAACACCAAGGAATAAACTTTGACTTGAGTTTGTGATTCTAAGTGTTCTTGTTTCTGTAGATGAAGGTTCAAAGATTCTTACGTTTCCTACTACATCCAGTTTTCCTACAGGAACAAGACTTCCGATACCAACCTTACTATCAGAAATTAATGTTCCAGTGACTGTGACACCATTGTTTGTGGTTTGTAATTTCTTGACATTATCGTAATAAAGTTCTACTGAACCATTTGCTTCAGCAACAACACTATCTTCACCAGATGGTGATTGTAATTTTATATGGTTACCATTAGCACCACGAATGTATAATATACCGGTTGCATTATCAATATAGCTGTTACCACTAGCATGGTAAAGTTGTAAGTCATCACCAGTACCAGCAATATACTTACTGTTATCAGGAACACTAACACCAGATCGAGCAGTAATAATACCGACTGAATCGATATTAGTAACATCTTCATATGTTAATGTACCACCAACAGATACACTGCCAGTAACAGTAAAATCACCAGTTACAGTGTTAGTAATAAACTCAGCACCATTTGTGAGTTCATTGGTATTAGTAAATGATGTTGTAATGAATCCAGCACCATTTGTTAATTGGTTAGTGTTAGTGAAGGATGTTGTAATGAATCCAGCACCATTTGTGAGTTGATTGTTATTGGTGGGTATTGTTGGTTTATTACTGAGATCATCATAATCAACACCAGAGAATGATGATGCTGTAATGATACCACTGGCATTGATATTATTAACAGCAAACCCCTGAGCATTTAAAGATTGGGTATGATATTGCAATCCTACACTGTTTCCTAATGTAAGAGCACTACCAACATTGACTACATCAGTGTCACCATCCAACGTTAATGATGATGTACCAACAGTTAATATTCCAGTAATCCTAGCATCACCACTTACCGATAAAGTTTCAAAGCCGGTTCTTGATACACTATCCCACTTCTCCCCGTCCCACAAATATTCTACACCAGCATAAGTATATCCAGTTCCAACAGAAGGACTACTTGGAAAATTAATGGCCATTTTATTTGGACTACTTTTTTAGTATTTATTGGAATACTAAATCAACATGCCATCAGAACACAAGGAACACAATAACTACCGTCTGAATATGTTTTGCTGACGTTTGTAGAAGTAACTTTGGCGACAGTTTTAGATCTTATGATATCATCATCCTGTGGTTTAGCAGTACCATCACCAGCAGATATCAGTAAATCACCTCGTGTAACTGTTACTCCTTGAGCAATACGGATAACAAAGTCACCAGTCATTGCACAGTGGAAATCGTTGGTGTAAGTTTCATCGTCATCGTCCCAATCTTGGAATACACCTGCAACATTTCGGTCACCTTCAACATCACTGACCTTCATTCGGTTTAGTTGTATATTTTCTTCATCAGTCCATTCACACATCTCATCAAGGTTACTCAGAACAGTACCCATTAGGATTTCAGTACGTTCAGCATTACCAGGTAGTTGTGTCCAGCGTGAAAGGTGAGCACCCGTTAATGAAACTGTTCCACTAGATACCGTGATATTTCCTACACTCGTACCATCTCTCCAAAAATCAATAAGAGTTCCATCGCTAGTGTTTCTTCTTATCGCAACAACATTACCATCATTTCTGGTAAAATGAGCATCAGATGATGGATGTAATCTTACACCTTGGTTGGCATAAGTATCTGAGGTTTTTCCGACTAGGAATACCCCAGCAGAATCAATACGTGCTCTTTCTACTTCCTGAGTGGCAAATCTAAGGAAGTTTCCGTCATTTTTGTATTCTACGTATCCAGAATATCTGGCAGTACCGCTATTGGTATCACCAAAGTAAATGCCACCATATCCTGTTGTTGAACAATACAACTGGATGCCATTACTACCACTACCTGTGCCTAATATTAGATTTCTGTCATTCGTGCCTGTATATAATCCAAAAGATCCATCATTTCCGATTCCAATACTACCAGCAGAAGTTATACGAAGTCTTTCTGAGTTGCCGGTGGCAAATTGAATTGTCCCTAATGAAGAACTGCCACGAATCCATTGGTTGCCATTATCCGACAATGTAAGATATGGAGCATCACTAGATAGTGTTACATTGCCCGAGCTATCAATTATCATCTTTGTTGAGACATTACCTCCTACAACAAAATTCAAATTCCGGTTGTTAGTATTACCAATATAAGTGGCTGCAGTAGAGCCGGGAGTGTTAGTTATATAAACGTTGGTTCCAGAGTTGACACCAGTAATTTGAATACCAGCATCCCCAGTGCTAGCTGACATAGTTATGTTTCTACTTGTGGCGGCAGTGGTTGTTCCAAACGTTGCACTGCCGTCAAATGCAATAGACCAATTACTACCTCTTACTTGTAACGGCTCCAGATTATTATTGTCACGATCAAATGCCTGAATTACTCCACCATTGGTTGTGTAGAAATTCTCTATACTTGTTCCCGATGTAGGAGTAAGGTTTGCATTTACGTTTACTCCTCCAAAAACTGCACGGCCATCCGCAAAGATGGCAACCTTTTCTACTTTCGTTCCACCAATATCAGAGAATGTTTGAATGGTCTTCGAAGCTGCATTCGTGGTTTGGGAGTAAACATCAACCGTACTATCAGTTAAATCAATATCACTAGCAAACGTGGCTGAACCGGTGCCGTTAAATCTTATTTTTTCAGTGCCTCCAACCTTAACTGAAAAGACTTCCCCCGTTGTACCAGCTACAGTATCTAGGATGATGTTTGAAGCAAACGTTGCACTGCCGTCCGCTGCTACTATTTCAACGGTAGGAGTTGTAGTGTTTCCATCGTTTTGGAAAAGACGTACTCCTCCTCTATAGGCATTAATCCATCCATTCGTACTATTTGCAAAAGCATTAAGTATTACCCCTGCATTGCTGTTTGAAGTTGATGGGTCTCCAAACGTTCCTGTCGTAGCAAACGTTGCAGATCCTTCAGAAGTGATACTTCCGTCATTTTTGATTGATGACGTAGGTGTTCCTGTACCATTAACATATCCTCTGAAAACAGGAACACTTCCACTTGTTGTCGCAAGGACACCGTTTGTAGCGGCAAGATAACTACCTACACCATTACCAGGATTAACTCTTGATGCACCTGAGAATACG